CGCACCCTTTGGCTTCCGTGCGTCTTACCACAACAGTGGTCAGATGCGCCCGAAAGCCTATGTAATCGCTAGCACCTACGCAGCCAACATCTTCAGCGGTGACCCCGTTAAGTTGACTGATAACGGCGTTATTCAACTCGGCACGTCTGACGGTACTCGTTCAGGCACAACCGATGGAGTTTCTTTGCTGGGCATCTTCGCAGGTGTGCAGTATTTGGACGCCACCGGCAAGCCTTCAATCTCTCCTTTCTGGCCTTCTGGCACGACTGGTACGGAGATTACGGCTTGGGTGTATGATGACCCTGAAACGCTGTTTGATGTTCAATACAACAATCCTTCCGCTGGTACAACTGTGCAAACAGCTGTCGGCGAAGAATGTGATTGGACAGTCGCCTCTCCAGGCGGCTCAACACAAACAGGTTTGTCAAACACTTACCTGACCGCCATTCAAGCTACTTCTGGTCAATTCCAGATCACTGGCTTTGGATATGAAATCACTGACTCCCTCACTGACGCGTATGTAGTTGTGTCTGTTCGTATCAACGAACACCACTACAAAGCTGCTGTGAATTCTGTTTAAGGAGGGCTAAATTATGGCTACCCCAATGCGTAGTACGGACTTTAGATCCGTAGTTGAGCCTATCCTCAACGAAGTGTTCGATGGCGTTTATGACCAACGCGCTGACGAGTGGAAGATGGTCTTCCGCGAGCAAAAAGGCATTCCTCGCAACTACCATGAAGAACCCGTTCTTTATGGTTTTGGCGCAGCGCCTGAGTTGCCCGACGGTATGGCTGTTTCTTACCAGTCTGGTGGCGTGTTGTTCTTGCAGCGTTACCTCTACAAAGTCTACGGTCTGGCATTCAGCTTGACCAAGGTCTTGGTTGAGGACGGCGACCACATCCGTATCGGTCAGACCTACGCCAAGCACTTGGCGCAGTCTTTGATTGAGACTAAGGAAACCCTCTCTGCTAACATCTTGAATCGCGCTTTCAACGGCGCGTATGTTGGCGGTGACGGCGTGTCGTTGACTAACAGTGCCCACCCCATCGTTAACGGCACGTTCAGCAATCAGCTGACCACGCCCGCTAACTTGTCACAAACCTCGCTTGAGCAGATGCTCATTCAGATCCGCAACGCTGTTGACAACAACGGTAAGCGTATCCGTTTGACACCTAAGAAGATCGTTTCCGGTCCTTCTAACGTGTTCCAAGCCGAAGTTCTGTTGAAGAGCGCCCTCCGCGCCGGTACAGCTGACAACGACATCAACCCAGTTAAGTCCATGGGCTTGCTGGCTGAAGGTCAAGCCAACTTGTCTCGTATCACTTCATCTACCGCATGGTGGGTGCAGACCGATGCGCCTGAAGGCTTGAAGTTGTTGATGCGTCGCGGCTTGGAGAAGTCTATGGAAGGCGACTTCGAGACTGACTCTATGCGCTACAAAGCTACTGAGCGTTACACAGTGGGTTGGACTGACCCACGTGGCGTGTACGGTACTGCTGGCGTTTAATAAAGGCGGGGGACTCAAGTCCCCCTCTTTATATTTCTGGGTTTTTCCGGAGTGTCTGACAGTCCCAGCTGACGTCATGCAGACAGACACTTCACTTTTACTCGCATGAGAGGAATTTTAAAATGGCTTCTACTACCTTCTCCGGACCAGTAACGTCCACCAATGGTTTTATCGGTAACTTGACCGGCAATGTGACCGGCAACGTAACCGGTAATGTGACTGGCGCTGTCGCCGTTACGACCTTAGCCGCTGCTTCTACCTTGACAGCCGCTCAATCCGGTACTACGTTCTTCTTGAGCGCAGCTACTGAATTCGCAACAACCCTGCCCGCACCCGCTGCCGGTTTGACTTACAGATTCATCGTGGGTGCTGCACCTTCTGGAGCGAGCTACACTGTTGTTACCGCCTCTAGCGCTAACATCATCAAAGGTCAAGCTGTTAACGCTGCCGGTGTTGCTGGCGACACAGGTACTGCTGATGACACTATCTCTTTTGTTGACGGTCAAGCCGTTGCCGGTGACACAGTCACGGTGATCAGCGACGGTACTAGCTGGTTCGCTTACGGCATGTGCGCCGCCGCCGCTGGTATCACTTTCACACAAGCTAGCTAAATTGAGGGGGTTCGCCCCCTCATTTTAAGGAGATAAACATGGCTGACGCAGTAGCTTCGCAAACAATTCTTGACGGTGAGCGCCTGTTCATCGCCAAATTTACAAATTTTTCAGACGGCACTGGTGAAACCGGTGTCATCAAAATTGACGTCTCAACGCTGAACCCTAACTCGTTCGGTCTGGCTTGTAACGGCGTCAAGCTGAACAAGATTTACGGAACTACACACGGTATGGAAGTCCAAATTCTTTGGGACGCCACGACCGATGTATTCGTTTGGCAGATTCCGCAAAACTCAAACTACCTGATGGACTTTTCGTCTTTTGGTGGTATTCCAAACAATGCCGGTGCAGGTAAAACCGGTGACGTGTTGTTCACCACGAGAGACGCCTCTGCGGGCGACATGTATAGTATCGTCCTTGAGTGTCTCAAGACTTACGCCACTAGCAACTAAGGGGTTCAACATGACAGTCGGAAAAGTTAAAGATTTTAATTTCTCATCAGGCGGTATGGCTAAAGGCTACGCCATGGGCGGTAGCGCAAACTGCTACGCCAAAGGCGGTAAGGTTATGGAGAAAGCCACGGGTGAGAGCTATCCTAGCCGTAAGGCGATGGAGAAGCACGAATCCATGGAGACCCCCCGCATGCAGCGTAAAGAGGTAATCCAGCGTGAGACCGTAAAAGCCCCTGCTGCGCCTCAAGGGATGATTAAAAGCCGAGGTGCTTTGGGCGTTTTGGCTAACAAGAATCCTGGCGAAACCGCGATGCACACAGCGCCCAACTTGCCTGGCAAGATGATGCTGAAAAAGGGCGGACCAGTAATTCCTAAAGCGGGTTACAAGAAGATCGACAAGGTCATGGGCGAGTTCAAAGCTGGTGAGTTGCACTCCGGCAGCAAGATGGGTCCCAAGGTCACCGGCACCAAGCAAGCCGTCGCAATCGCCCTGTCCGAAGCTCGCCGCGCTGACAAGAAAGCCAAATAATTTGTTCTTTCAGCAATATTGAATTATAATTTTGTCAATATCGGGCGTGCTAGGACAGCAGCCATCTGACTACAAAATGGGGTTAGTATGGCATATTCCGGCACAGTGAGCGCAACGACATTTAACGCACTGAAGGTGGTAGATCACGCCTTCAGGCGTTGTCGTCTGCCCGCACAGGCTATCACAGCCGAAATGCAGACCTATGCCTTAGAGTCTCTGTATTTGTTCCTCTCTGAGTTGGCGAGCATCAAAACACCTAGCTGGTGTATTGAGAAGCTGATTCTGCCGATGTACGAGAATCAACCGATTGTCACGCTGCCCAGCGGCACTGTTGAAGTTCTGAATCTGAACTATCGTACGATTCAACCGGTCACCGGCGCGTACGTAGCAACTTCTACTTCGTATACCGTAAACTTCACCACGCAAACTGTCGTCGATACGGTAGGTATTGAGTGGTCCGGTGCGTCAACGCCCCTGACCTTTCAGGTGAGCGCGAACGGAACAGTTTGGGTTACCGTAGGAACCTACACAGACACCGCGAGCGCGGGCGAGATCACGTGGACTGACATCTCTGGGGCGCTACCCTACCAGTACTTCAGGATTACCTCTACGAGCACGTTCAACTATGCGGTAATCAGCTTAGGCAATCTGCCTCAAGAGATCCCCCTCGGACAGCTGAACCGCGACAGCTACGTCAACCAGAGCAATAAAGTGTTTCCTGGTCGCCCTAGCAATTACTATTTCCAGCGTGACTTGCCTGAGCCGGTGGTTTACCTCTGGCCAGCGCCGTTTATCGCCGCTGAGCAGGCTCAGTTGATCCTCTGGCGGCATCGTCAGATCATGGACACTGCGAACCTTCAGCAAGACGTGGAAGTGCCCCAGCGATGGCTGAACGCGATTATTGACGGCTTGTCAGCTGAGGTGGCTGCCGAGACTCCGCAGGTCGATCCGCAACTCATACCTGTACTTGAGCAGAAAGCGGCTATGAGCTTGCAGCGTGCTTGGGACGGGGACAATGACGGTTCGCCTATTCAGATTAATCCTGGCATCGGGGTTTACACCAAATGAGCGTCTTTCTTGACCCGAGCGGACAACCGACGTATGGTATCGCCATATGCGGTCGTTGCTCGCGTAAGATGTTGCTTTCTGAGTTGTCTCCTGACCCGAACTATCCTGGTCTGATGGTCTGCGAGGAAGACCGCGATGAGTACGACCCGTACCGCCTTGCGCCGCGTCGTCCTGACCAAATCGTACTTCCGTTCAATCGTCCGGACACCCCGATCAACACTCATCCTGCTGGCGTTATTCAAGAAGCCGGTGATGAGTTTTTCATTACCGAAGATGGTGATGGCTATTTGGAGTTTTAAATGTCTGACGTACCAAGTAATCTAATACCGACGCGAATTACGCAGTTACCCGTTGCTCCTGTGGCTGATGAAAACAGCCTGATGATGATCGTCTATCAGGGCAACAACTACCAAATCCGCGTCGGTGACCTGCTAAGCGTTGCTGGCGTGCCCACGAGCCGCCAAGTTATTGCAGGCACAGGCATGACTGGTGGTGGGCAGTTAACAAGCAATATCACGCTCAGTGTAGCGCCAAAAGGCGTTAACGGCACACTGCTGTCTGATACCGGTGTGGCTTCTGGTGTTTATGGTGATGCGACTAACATCCCAGTTTTTACTGTTGACAGCACAGGTCGAGTAACTGCGGCTACCACAATCCCTGCAACAATCTCGGGCTATGTTCCTACAAGCACTCAAGTGATTGCTGGTAATGGTTTGACAGGTGGTGGGGCACTGAGTGGCAATGTCACCCTCACTGCTGATTTCAGCTCCGCGTCGCCGCAGGCGGGTTTTCAAACCGGCTCAGCAGGCGTAGCAACCACGCTGTCTCGCGGCGATCACAAACACCCCGCCGTTGACCTTTCCGCTGATGACCAAGTAGACAATATTCTCGGCTTGAACAACGGCGGCACGGCTCGTAGCCTCGTCATGCAACCAGGAGCAGTTATCTGGTCAGGCGCTGACGGCTTGTACGTTGGTCCTGCTGGTGTTGCCGGACAGGTTCTGCTTTCAGGCGGAACTAGCCAATACACTTGGTCTAATCAAAGCGGTCTCAACGTAGGTCAGGCTAACAATATCAACGGCGGCGCTGCTAACAAGATCGCTTATCAGTCGGCTACCGATGTAACCGCATTCATTGACGCGCCAACCTTTTCAAACACCCTGCTCAAATGGAACGGCACAGGGTTTGAATGGGGTACGATCGCCGGTGCAGGAACTGTTACCTCCGTAGGGTTAACCCTACCTTCTGATTTCACAGTTACCGGCTCTCCCGTGACTTCAGCTGGTGTGCTGGCGGGTAGCTGGGCATCGCAGACAGCGAATAAATTTTTAGCTTCTCCTAACGGCTCAACCGGAACTCCGAGTTTCCGCGCCATGGTTGCGGCGGACGTTCCCACGTTGAACCAGAACACCACAGGAACGGCGGGTAGCCTTGCCGGTGGCGCGACTGGTTCGGTTCCGTACCAGACCAGTTCAGGGGTTACGACATTCTTAGCCGCCGGCACGGGTGTTCTGGTCGGCGGTTCAGCCCCCAGTTACAGTACAACTCCGACCCTGACAGGTACAAACTTCAGCGGTATTCCTAACGGCGCTCTGACAAACAGCGCGGTGACGCTGGGAACCACGTCCGTGTCTTTGGGCGCTACGTCTTTGACGCTGGGCGGATTGACTTCGGTCGCAGTGACGCAAGACCCTGTTAGCAATTTCCAAGTTGCTACCAAGCAGTATGTGGACGGGTTAGTCACGCAAGGTATTTCATATCATTCACCCGTCTATGTTGAAGTCCCCAGCACAACAGGTAACCTGAACGCGACTTACAACAACGGAACGGCGGGTGTCGGCGCTACGCTGACCAACGCTGGAACTCAAGCGGCGTTCACCGCTGACGGTATCGCCATACCGCTCAACAGTCGCGTTCTGATATACAACCAAACAAATCAGTTTGAAAACGGCGTTTACACGCTGACCACAGTCGGTGACGGCTCTACTAACTGGGTGCTGACCCGTGCTACGGACGCAGACACTTACGGCTTGCGTGATCCGGACGCCTTGGGTTATAACGATGCGTTCTTTGTTACTAACGGTAACACGGGCGCGGGTGAGACTTACGTCTGTACGACTTCAGGGGTCATCACCTTCGGCACAACGGCTATCACATTTGCGCAGATTAGCTCTTCGCAGGTCTATTCTGCCGGCACAGGCTTGACGCTGACCGGTACTCAATTCAGTCTGACCGCGCCTGTGGTTGTAGCTAACGGCGGTACAGGTTTGACCAGCTTTACGGCGGGTGACTTACCTTACTACACCTCAGGTACAGCGCTGAGCAAGTTAGGTATCGGCTCTAACACCTACATGTTGACCTCTAACGGGTCTGCTCCTGGATGGACAGATCCCGCTTCGGTTACTGTGGGTAACGCTACCGCCGCTGTCACAGCTACCAACGTAACCGGCGGCGCTGCTGGATCCATCGTTTATCAGAGCGGCGCGGCTACGACGACAACGCTCGCTCTCGGCACGACTAATTATGTCTTGACCGCAGGGGCTAGCGCACCGCAGTACGTGGCTCAGAGCACGCTCTCTGTCGGTTCAGCCACCACGGCTACAACCGCCACTAGCGCAACCACCGCAACTAACCTCGCGGGTGGCGCAGCGAGCCAGATCCCTTACCAGACCGGTTCAGGCGCTACGGCTTTCCTCGCTAACGGCACTGCCGGACAGGTTTTGAGGTCTGCGGGTTCAAGTGCTCCGAACTGGGGCGGTGTTGACGGGGGCACATTCTGATGATTGAAACACTAATCGAGCGGCTATTCCACGCTAGAAACGCGGCTCACATCGCGCACTGGAAAACGAAGTCTTATGCTGAGCACAAAGCCCTCGGGCATTACTACGAGGACGTGATTGAGCAGCTTGATGACTTGATCGAGGCGTATCAAGGTACATTCGGAATCATTGGTGAAGTCGGCGAGCAGGAAAAAAGCGTTGCAAAAATGATTCATGATGATATAATTTGGCTGAATGAAAACCGTAGCAAGGTTGCTAAGGGTGTTCCAGCTCTTGAGAACATCGTTGATGATCTCACAGGTATGCATATGAAAACCCTTTACAAACTTGAAAACCTGAGGTAACAAACATGGCACAAACAGGCTATACCCCAATTCAACTTTACCGCACGACCACTGCGGGCGCAGCCCCTACGTCCGGTAACTTGAGCGCCGGTGAACTGGGTTTCAACATTGCTGACGCTGATATGGCGTTGTACGCTAAGAACAACACCGGTACAGTGAAGCGTATCATGAACAACCCAGCAGGTCTGAAGTACCCCACCGCTGACGGAACCAGCGGACAAGCTGTCGTCACCGACGGCGCGGGTAATCTTTCATTCGGCACAGCTGGCATTTCAACAGGTAAAGCCATCGCAATGGCGATGATCTTCGGTTTCTAAGGAGCGATAAACATGGCAAATCCCAATATCGTCAACGTCACTAGTATTTACGGGAATGTCGCCTATGTCATCCCTAGTAATACAAGTGTTTCAGTTGCGTGGACTTATAATGGTTCAACTTCGTTGACCGGTCTCACACCCTCAGCGGGTACTGTGAACCGCGTGACGAGCATCGTGGTGTCTAACACGACTTCATCTGCTGCAGTTTGCACAGTCGGCGTTTCAAACAATGCGACTTACGCGAGCGGTACACCTTACTACATCGCTTATCAGATCAGTGTGCCCGCTAACGCGTCACTGATCGTAACTGATAAGACGACTAGTTTTTACGTCACCGAGAACCAGTCCGTTGGTGTCATCTCTGGCACCGGAAGCGCATTGACCTACACTGCGACGTTTGAAGCTATCACCTAAGGAGTAACGCTATGTCGATGCGTTATTCCGGCGGGTTTATCACTACTAAGTTTAACCCTTTAGCGCTGGCTGTTGATTATTTGATCGTAGCTGGGGGTGGTGGGGGTTCTACTGGCGGAGGTGGCGCTGGCGGTTTTCTAAGCGCGAATGATTTAAACCTCACCACCGGTACAACCTACGCGGTGGTTGTCGGCGCTGGTGGCGCGGGAGCTACTAGTGATGGTCAATCATCTGGTGGTACCAATTCTTCATTTAACGCTATAATCGCCATCGGCGGCGGAGGAGCGGGCGGGTATTCAGCAACTGCGGCACTGAAAAATGGTTTAACTGGCGGCTCTGGGGGTGGCGGTGGCGTTCGCTCAAGTGCGGGAGCGGGTTCAGCAGGAGCAGGTACTTTAGGTCAAGGTAACAATGGCGGTATCGGTTTTGACAACGGCGGCTCTGGGTCTCCTGGGGGTGGCGGTGGTGGAGCTGGTGCTGCTGGTGGGAATGGTGCTACCGTTTCTATCGCAGGTGGCGGCGGTGTAGGTTTAGCTTCTTCCATCACAGGAGCTTCTGTTTTCTACGCTGGCGGCGGTGGTGGTTGTGCCCCTAGTGGTGGAACGCAAGGCGCTGGTGGTAACGGCGGTGGTGGTGCAGGTGTCGCAAGCGGAGCAGCAAACGCTGGAACAGCTAACACGGGCGGCGGTGGTGGCGGTAACTTCAATGCTCCATCTAATGCCGGTGGTGCAGGTGGCTCGGGAGTTGTCATTATTCGCAGCGTACCTGCGGCTACGGCAACAACAGGATCACCAACAGTTTCTTTAACTGGCGCTTACTACGTTTACACTTTTACATCTTCTGGCTCTATAACCTTCTGAGGAAAAAATGGCTCAATACTCAGGAATGTGGACATCAAGACAACAGATGCAAGCTAAAGGGGCGAGCAATTGGCCTGTCTCAGTTAATGCCCCGCCGACAGTTGAATACTTAGTGGTCGCCGGTGGCGGTGGCGGCGGTATGGGTCGTGGAGGTGGCGGTGGCGGGGGTGGCTTCAGGACGGCTTCTGGATTCTCCGTGACCGCAGGCTCTCCCATCACAGTAACTGTCGGCGCTGGTGGTACAGCGGGTAGCCAAACCAATTCAATACGCGGTGGTTCAGGTGGTGATTCTGTTTTTGGTTCAATCACTTCTACCGGTGGTGGCGGCGGTGGTACAGGTTTTACATCAGGTCAGAATAACGGAGCATCTGGCGGTTCTGGTGGTGGCGGTGCTATTTTAAATGGCGGCTCTGGCGGTAGTGCTGGCTCTGGGACGGCTGGTCAAGGTTCCGCAGGGGGTAACTCGCAGACCGGCGGTGAGCCGTATTCAGGTGGTGGCGGTGGCGGAGCTTCTGCTGTCGGTACTACTAGTTCTGCCGGTAATAACCCAGCAGGTAACGGCGGTAACGGTACAGCCTCAAGCATCACTGGCTCATCCGTAACTTATGCTGGCGGTGGTGGTGGCGGTAACTACCTTAACAACGGCGGTAACAAGGTTGGTGGCTCAGGAGGCTCGGGCGGCGGCGGTACTGGCGGTACAGCGGGTGAAGACGGCGCTACTATTCAACCGACCGCTGGTGGCACTAATCTCGGCGGCGGAGGCGGCGGAGGCGGTAATAACCAAAACGGCGCGGTAGCCGCGACCGGAGGTTCTGGCGTAGTCGTCATTCGTTACGCGGATAGCTACGATGCTGCCCGAGCAACGACCGGATCACCCACAATCACTGTTTCAGGCGGTTATCGCATTTATAAGTGGACGTCGTCTGGAACAATCATATTCTGAGGTTAAACATGGCACATTTTGCAAAAGTAGAAAACGGAATCGTAACTCAGGTCATCGTTGCCGAGCAGGACGTGATTAATTCAGGAATGTTCGGCACGGGTTGGGTTCAGACTTCTTACAACACCCGAGGCGGTGTGCACGCAAACGGCGGCACACCCTTGCGTAAAAACTACGCTGGTATCGGCTTTACGTATGACGCTCAGAGAGACGCGTTCATTCCTCCGAGACCCAGCCCAGCTTGGACGCTGGATGAGGCGACCTGCTTGTGGGTTGCGCCTGAGGACGACACCCTGCAGATTTCATCCGGAATGATGTCGTCTAACGGCGCTGACAGCGTTTCAGCAACCGCCACTGATGTAATTATTGATTTCGGTTCTAACGGCGCGGACTCGCTGCCTGGAGGTGTTTGATGTCTAACCAGTATCCTGGAGGGGTGATCTCCAAAACTCCGGTTGTTCCTAACAGCATAAGCGCTCCTGGGGTCTGGACACTGAGCCAGCAAGCCGCTGCGCAGAACACAAACACGTGGCCATTCCCCCGTGACCCGCAGTTCAACTACGTCACGATGCTGCTGCACGGAGACGGCTCTGCGCAGCCATTGCCGACCACCGGCGTGGGTGCGGGAGCTTCTGCTGTTGTGACCCCGTTCAACGCTGACGCATCAACCAACAACTTCAACGTCACCATCAACGGTGATGCGCGGTCTAATAACTTTAATCCGTATCAGGCTGGGTATTACAGCAATTACTTTGATGGCTCTGGTGATTACATAAATGCTGTTAGCGCAAATACCGCTAATGCAATGGGCACTGGTGATTGGACTGTTGAATGTTGGGTTTATAAGACAAACTCAACACTAGCAACGATATTTGACACTTTGGCATTGTCTGGTGCAAGTACAGACGCTATTCGTATTTACATAAATGCAAGCAACGCAATTTCTTTTTATAAATACAGTACTTCAGTAACAACTGGCGGTTCAGTAACATTAAACACATGGAATCATGTTGCGGTTGTTCGTCAAAGTTCTGAAATAAAAATTTATTTGAACGGCACACAAGTAAATACAACTTACACAGATACAGGCTCTAACTACACTTGTGGTGCAAATAGACCTTCATCTGGTATAGATGGTTTTGACAATTCAAGTAATCCATTTCAAGGCTTTATATCAAATTTGCGTGCAGTAAAAGGTACAGCAGTTTATACAGGCTCTTTCACTCCAAGCACTACACCCCTGACGGCAATCTCGGGTACAAGCCTTTTGACTTGCCAGTCCAACCGCTTCATTGATAACAGCACAAACGCTTTCACCATCACAAAGAATGGTGATACAGCAGTATCCCCCGCCCAACCATTCACCCTGCCAAGCAGTGTGGCGACATACGGCTCTGGGTATCTTGATGGTAGTGGGGATCAATTAACAGTCGCAAACAATTCTGCGTTTGATGTCGGCTCTGGTAATTTTACTGTTGAAGCATGGGTGTATCTAAGTGGCACTAGCGGCTCAGTTTTTAATTATTCAAATGGTCAAAGCACAAACGCCAATTTTGCTTGGGAAATTTATCAAAATAGCGCAACTAGTATTCAAGTTTCAGTTTTTCAAAGCACAACTCAATATACCGCATCCTCAACTTCTTTAATTGCAAATGCTTGGAATCATGTTGCAGGTGTTCGTAATGGGAATACGCTTACTATCTATGTAAACGGAGTAGCGGGGGGAACGACTGCATCAGTTACTGGTGTTACTGTAAATAACCCATCAGGGGCAACTGTAAAAGTGTCTGGCTACAACAACGCTTCAGCCGTGATTACAGGATATGTTGCAGACGCTAGGATGGTCAAAGGCACAGCAGTCTACACATCTGCATTCACGCCACCTACAGCTCCTCTAACCGCAGTCAGCGGCACATCCCTGCTTACCACTCAATACAACGGTGGCGGCAACAACAACGGCTTCAAAGACAGCAGTCAGAACAACTTCGTCATCACTCGTGCTGGCAATACAACTCAAGGCACATTCACGCCTTATGGGGCGGATTGGTCAAACTACTTCAATGGTTCAAGCGACTATTTGACCATGCCTGACAACGCTAACTATGTAATTAGCGGGGATTTTACTGTTGAGGCTTGGATCTACCCAACATCTTTTGCTGGAACAAACGGAAACATTGTTTTGGCTCAATGGCCCGGTGGCACTGCGTCAAATCAGTCATTTCAGTTCTATGTAAATAGCACTGGAAAAGTTGGGCTTGTCTATGGTATTGGCGCTACTAACGCCGCTGTTGTTGGAACATCGTTGTCTTGTACGCTTAACACTTGGAACCATATTGCTGTTACTAGATCGGGCACAACTGTTCGGTACTTTGTTAATGGCGCATTAGACGCAACATCATCAACAGTAAGTGGCGCGTTCAATAATTCAACTGGCGTGATGAGCGTTGGTCGGATTAACGCATCTGATTCTGGGTATTTTTCAGGTTACATTAGTAACTGCCGACTTGTAATTGGAACGGCTTTATATACTACTGCGTTTACACCAAGCATAACCCCAATTACAGCAGTTTCAGGCACTCAAGTTCTTGTTTGTCAGTCAAATCGTTTTTTGGACAACAGCTCAAATGCCGCCGCTATTACCGTTGCAGGCACACCAAGCGTCCAAAGCTTCAGTCCATTTGTACCATTGGTTGTGTACAACCCTGCTGTGAATGGCGGCTCTGCGTACTTTGATGGTAGTGGTGATTATTTGAGTGCGCCTACCAACACTTCTTTTAATTTGTTCAACCAAACAAATGCAACTGTGGAGTTTTGGGTTTATTTAAACGCATATTCAAGCGACCAAGACCCTGTTTCATATTATTCAAGTGGTTCTAGCCAATGGTTTTGCCAATTAGCAGGCGGTCAAGCAAATCAGCCAATCAAATGGTATGTTGACGGAAGTGGACAAAATGTTAGTGGTAACACAACAAGCTCTACATTTCCAATTAAGGCATGGCATCATTTGGCTTTTGTAAAAAGCGGAAGTAATTGGACAATTTATTTAAATGGCGCACAGTTAGCAACTGCGGCAACCGCGCCATCTGTCAGCATTTCAGGAACTTTGTATGTTGGCGGCAGAACTCCCACAGTTAACTTGGTGAACGGCTATCTTGCTGATGTACGAATTACCAACACTGTTGTGTACTCGGGCGCATTTACACCACCAACAGCACCATTAACAGCAGTCACAGGCACATCGCTATTGTTGAACGCAACCAACGCCGCCATCTTTGACAACGCCATGATGAACGACTTAGAAACTGTGGGCAATGCACAGATTTCTACAAGCGTTAAGAAGTTTGGCGCGGCATCGATGTACTTTGATGGGTCAGGAGATTATCTTGTTCCTAATGCTGGAACTTCTGATTTATACGCTTTTGGCACTGGTGCTTATACGATTGAATTTTGGATTTACTTTAATAGCACAGCTACAACGTATTTAATTTATGATACTAGACCTAGTGGTGTAAACGGGTTCTACCCAACAATTTATTTTGATTCATCAGCGGGGTATATTAACTTTTATTTAAATGGCGCAATCAGAATTACTGGGACAGTAGCAACTGCTTCAGGAAGTTGGCATCATGTCGCTCTTTGTCGTTCAGGGACCAGTACCAAACTGTTTATAAACGGAACGCAATCAGGTTCCACCTATACGGATTCAAACACGTATTTAGGTGCTGCTAGTAGACCGACTATCGGAGGTGATGGAAACGCGCCAGGAAGTAATGGCTTAAACGGCTACATAGATGACCTGCGAGTCACTAAAGGCTACGCCAGATACACAACGACTTTCACACCGCCCACGGCAGCATTCCCTAACGGATAAATTATGGCAGTAGATATTGATCCGGTCAAGTACGGCGTGTTGTGGCAGAAAGTTCAGGACTACGAGCGCCGGTTTGACGAAATGGAGAAGAAGATAGACAAGATGGAACTCCAGCTTGAGAAGCTCGTCGCGCTCGCCAATCAGGGGCGCGGCGGTCTTTGGATGGGTATGGGTTCGTGTCTGCTATTTCCTCAGTGTTCGGTTACTTTAGTCATTATTGGTCAAAATGAATAATGCGCTGGTCTCTCATACCACTAGTGCTGCTGCTAGCAGGGGCGACCGCGAAAGAAACGTGTTTGATCTCAGACTTTTACGGGCTGGCGTGGACGCTGCACAACCCGAGCGAAAGGCATCAAAGACTTTCGCAGTGGATTACCGTAAATGGGGACAGCTGCAACTCGGGGCAATTGGTGGTGATTTGGAACAATTTGAGCGAATGGGCGGGGGTTGCCGATAGCGCAGAATTACGGAGCAAAGTACTTTATTACTACGCCCGAGCAGTTGAGAGGGAAAAGAAATGAAGGTCAGTTTTGATAAGTATTTCCCCGTGGTTCAGCCTAGCATTTACCCGACGCAGACTGACCTGTTTGCTAAGCGCGTAGAGCGGCTGGACGCTGAACGGGCGTTGCAGGCGCAGGTCACTGAGAGATTGAAGAAATTTCATCAGTACGAATGGGAGATTTACGAGATGCGGATGAAGCAGTTGATTATCAACATTCAGATCGTGAATCAGAATACTGAGATTGACAAGTTGGTGTGAGGACGTATGCAAAAACCAATACGACAACCAAGGAAGCCGGTGCCAGACACCAAGGAAAAACTGACGTTGTACGTCACGCTAATGGTCAGTACAACGCTGTGCATTTCCGTGTTGGCAATGGTCACCGCCTTTATGCTCGGGTTATGGGCTAAAGAAGTAGATAACGCTGAAATATTCAAAATGATTTCACCCGCGTTTTCTACGCTAATCGGTGGCATGATTGGATTCCTCTCCGGTATCAAACTCATGCAAAATGAAGACACTAAAAAGGACGGCAAATGCTGACATTACTCTCAACCCTGATCTCATTCTTGATGGGCGGACTGCCCAAGCTCTTAGAGTTCTTTCAAGGTCGGCAAGACAAAGCACATGAGTTGGCGCTCGCCCAGCTCCAGATCCAGCGCGAGCTGGAGATGCGTAAGCTCGGTTTTGAAGCTCAAGAGCGCGTAGAACATATCCGCTCAGAGCAGCTAGCAACGGAAAGCGCCGCTCAGACAAGCCAAGCCCTCATCGGCGCTCAGCAGGCAGAGATGCAAGCAATCTACGCCCATGACGCGAGCTTGAATGAGGGAACCAGTCAGTGGATGAAAAACCTCCGCGCCAGCGTTCGCCCTGTCATTACTTACGGCTTCTTTTTCCTGCTGGTTTTTGTGGACATCGCGGGTTTCTGGTACGGCTACTACATGAGCGTTCCGTTTGATGACCTGCTCAACATGTTATGGGACAGCGAAACGCAGGCGTTGTTTGCTAGCATCATCGCGTTTCACTTCGGTGGTCGGGCGTTCGGTAAATGAACGTCTCGCCTAAAGCAATCGAGATGATCAAACACCATGAGGGTGTTCGGTTCAAACCTTATCAATGCCCAGCAAAGCTGTGGACTATAGGAGTCGGTCATGTACTTTATCCAGATCAAGGCAAGCTACCAATCGATCAAAGAGGCGGTTATGCGCTTCGTGCGGAAGATAACAGACAGTTTACAAAAGAAGAAGTAGATGGGATTCTCAGAAACGATCTTAACCGGTTTGAGCGTGGAGTGGGACGCTTCTGTCCTGTACCTCTTACACAAGGGCAGTTTGATGCTCTTGTGTCTTTTGCTTTTAACGTCGGTCTGGGAACACTCCAGCGTTCGACGTTGCGTCAAAAGCTGCTACGCGGCGATAAAGCGGGTGCTGCTGAGGAACTCTTGAAGTATTGCATGGCGGGGGGTAAAGTCCTGAAGGGGCTTCAGAAGCGCCGCATTGACGAGAGAGCTGTGTTTCTCTCGTGAAGCAGACTAGAACAATTTGCCTTGAAACTTGTTTCAAGGCTATAATTCATCAAAACGGCGCATGCTGAATCAGCTGCTAATACCCATGGAGTATTTATGAGCTATAGCATGACGTACGACAGTTTGCTGGTGGACGTGCGTCGCTACCTTGAACGTGGTTTCACGCAAGAGAGCGACCAGATCGTTTACGACCAGCTACCTCGCCTAATTACATTAGGTGAGCGCCGTATCGCCCGTGAACTCAAGGTTGAGGGCTTTATCCGTGCCGTCACCACGCCGCTCTCGGCGGGGGTTGCCGTCTACCTGAAGCCTGACCGCTGGCGCGATACCGTCAGTATGACTGTCAACGGGACACCGATCTTTGCCCGTTCTTACGAATATATTCGCAACTACTGGCCAAACGAAGCCCAAACCGGCAGCCCTGCTTACTATGCTGACTATGACTATCAGCACTGGATTATCACCCCGACCCCAGCCACCGCACAGACGCTTGAAGTACTTTACTACGAGCAGCCGCGTTTTCTGGGTGAAGAATTTCAAACCAACTGGCTCACTGAATACGCACCGGATGTGCTGCTTTACGCAACGCTGCTCGAAGCCACCCCGTTCCTCAAAAGTGATGAGCGTATTCAGACGTGGCAAATGATGTACGACCGCGCTGCTCAGGCGCTCAACGGGGAAGACCTGAAGCGTATCATGGATCGTACTGCAAACAGGAGTGAAGCGTAATGCCTATTTATACCGACGTCTTTGGTGGCGCTAATATCTACCCCAGCGAGATCAGCTACAGTTCAGTTGCGCTCTCAACAAACATTGTTCTGAGCTGGCCAGAAGAAACCTCCGCTAGCAACAACCTCGCCACCCGCATCATGGACGTCACGGCGTCCTCTGCTGGTTTGTCAATCACGATGCCTGATGCCTCTAAGACTGGCACAGGTAATACGGTTCTGTTCAATAACCAAGGCGCTCAGACTTTTGTAGTCAAGGACGCCACCGGAGTTCAGATCGTCTCGATTGCCTCAGGAACGGTCTGGCAGGTCTACCTGACTAACAACTCGACCGTGGCGGGTACTTGGGAATCGTTGCAGTTCGGCGCTACGGTCTCTGAAGCCAACGCCTCCGCGTTAGCCGGTACAGGTATCGTAGCCGTGGGCGCGTTGCTTTCTCAGTCAGTGCCGATTACATCGTTCAACAGCAACTACACGAGTACCCAGTCCGACCGCGCTAAGATGTTCAACTGGACCGGCGCGGGTGGCACATTGACGCTGCCCGACCCCACAGTCGTCGGCAATAACTGGTTCCTCTACTTGCGTAACTCGGGTAGCGGTGCGATTTCAGCTGATGCTCCTGGATCTACGCTGATTGACGGTACATCTTTCTTGAGCTTTCAGCCAGGAGAGTCTTCAATCATCGCCTCCGACGGTACCAACTTTTACACGATCGGTTTCGGTCAATCTGCGACGTTCGCATTTGACTATACCGTGATTGCCGTCGGCGGTACAGGTAACTACACGCTGACCGGTACTGAACTCAACCGCGTGGCGTATCGCTTTACGGGCACGCTGACCGGTAATCGTAACATCATTGTGCCCGCCACAGTACAGCAGTACTGGGTTGACAACCAGACCAGCGGCGCTTACACCTTCACCGTAAAAACACCGGCGGGCTTAGGAGTTATCCTCGCTAGCGGCGAACGTGCTATTTTGTACAGCGACGGCACTGACGTCTTACGTGCTGACACGGCTGGTGTTTCTTACCCTATCGCGGTGAATCAGGGTGGTACGGGTGCTACGAGCGCCGGATCTGCGTTGATCAACTTGGGCGGCACTTCTGTGGGTACAAGTCTGTTTACGGCGGTTGATCAAGCTGCCGCGTGGGGTGTGCTGGGCGTTGCTCAGGCGGGTAACATTAACGGCGGGACGTTCTGATGCCTGAAACTACTGTCATCCTGAAGTCCGAACCTGGCATCAAGCGGGACGGTACTAAATTCGACGGTAATTTCTACACCGACGGACAATGGGTTCGTTGGCAACGCGGTTTGCCCCGTAAAATCGGCGGCTACAGGTCAACACAGAAGTATTTGACTGAGATCAGTCGCGGGTTTTCAAACTTCACACAGCAAGATTACATCTACTGCCATTCAGGTAGCGCGAATCTGCTTGAGCGCTTCACTTTAGATTCGACAGGAAACAGCTCAGTCGTTACTAACCGCACACCGGCGGCAGTCGCTTCTACCGGTACGGTCATCCTGACGGGCGGTGCTTCTGGTTCGGTTAACAGTATAACTGTTGACGGCGTCAACATCATGTCCGGCTCAGTTTCCTACACGACGAGCTTAGCAGGTACGGCTACGGCGATCGCTTCTAACATCAACGCCTACACGTCAAGCCCTAACTATTCTGCGATTGCGGTGGGAACTACAATCACTATCAGCGCGTCTACGGCGGGTTCAGCGCCTAACGGCTTTGCGGTGGTGGCTACGGCTACTACGATCACGACTTCAACCACCGACATGACCGGCGGCTCTGATGCGTTAGTCGCTAGCGATGAGAATGCTTGGATGTTTGATTACCAGTATGATTCTTCAACCAATCAAAACTACCTACTGGCGCATGTTTCACCTAACCTGCGTAGTATTTCAAACAGCGACGGCGGACAGATCTTCTTTGGAGAAGTGCTCGGCACCGGTATCCTGCAATCTATAAACCTGCCCGCTAACACAAACTGCACCGGCGGTATCGTCTCTCTACACCCATATTTGTTCTACTATGGAACGGACGGAATCATCGGTTGGTCTGTGCCAGGAGAGCCGACAAACCTGACCGATACCGGTTCGGGCGCGGGTGTGGCTCGGGTTTGGGGTCAAAAGATCATCAAGGGTTTACCCTTACGCGCCGGTTCAGGCACAGCCCCTGCCGGAATCTTCTGGGCATTTGACGCGGTCATTCGAGCCACCTTCACGGGCGGCTCAACTGTGTTTCAGTTCGACGTAGTTGCCACTGACACCTCCATCATCTCTGAGAACGCCGTTATTGACTATGACGGCGTGTTTTTCTGGGCAGGCGTTGACCGGTTTCTGATGTTCAACGGCGTGGTGCGCGAAGTGCCAAACTCATTGAACCTGAATTACTTCTTTGACGGTCTCAACAAGCGCGAGCGCAATAAAGTGTTTGCGTTCAAAGTACCTCGCTATGGTGAGATCTGGTGGTGCTACCCTCGCGGCGACGCTACTGAATGCACACACGCGGTCATCTATAACGTGCGTGAGAACACATGGTATGATACTGAGCTACCCGCTAACGGGCGCTCTGCCGGTTCGTTCAACAACTCATTCGCTGCGCCTATTCTAGCAGGTGCGGTGGGCGAAGGTAGCGACTACCGCGTCTGGGTTCAAGAGCAGGGCGTTGACGAGATTGACGGCGCTAACATCAACCCCATCCGTTCTTACTTTGAAACCGCCGATTTGTCTTCAGCTGTGCAGGGTAAAAATGAGTACTTACGTATTACTCGCATTGAACCTGACTTCGTTCAGAACGGCGACATGACGGTACAGGTTACGGGTCGTGCTAACGCTCGCGCCCCTGAGGTCTATAGCTCTAACTTCACATTCGTCGACCCTGACAACATTACCGAGCCGTTTCAAGAGATCGTCATGCTCAAAGAGCAGCGCCGCGAACTCCGCGTGCGCTTTGAATCTAATCAGGTTTACGGTGATTACCAAATGGGTCAGATCCTCGGTCACATTAGTAGCGGCGATAAGACGGTGCTGGGATGAGCGTACGTATCACCCTCCCCAAAGGTATGGAGCTACGTGACTGGGCTGACCAGATCACGCTCGACCTTGACCCTTACGGCGCGTTCGGGCGGTTGGATGATGAAGAGAATTGGCAAAATTGGGCAATGCAGTTTTTGAACAACTTGACGTTGAGAGAAAACTTCCCCATCCCATACGGTTTTACTGACTGGCGAGAATGGGCGGAGCGGTTCTGTCAGGCGGCTGAGTAATGAGATCTGGAGTTACGAATGAATAAACAAGAAATTTTAGAAATTGCGAAAAGCGACCCTCGGTTTTCTAAAGCCGTTTTAGTCCTTGAGAATCAGATCGGTGACATGCCGATTACGAGCGAGGGCTTAGATGAACTCGTGCAGATGCTTGAGTTTGCGCTCAATAACCCTGATAAATACCCAGAGATCTTAGCTTCGGCGATCCAAGATGACATGGTTGAACAGGGTGACTTGCCTGAGCAGTTTGACCCGATCGTTATCATCTCCCTGCTCGTATTGTTGTACGGAATGCAAGAGCGTACTAAGCAGAAAGGTTTTGCTAAGGGCGGTCTGGCTTCTATGGGTCGGCACGGTGATACGATGCTGGCGCACATCAATCCGCGTGAAGCCGAGATGCTCAAGCGCATGGGTGGTTCAGGAACGATTAACCCCCGCACAGGCTACCCTGAATATTTCAGTTTGAAGAAGTTCTTAGCGATAGCATTGCCGATTGCGTTGGATTTCATTGTGCCTGGAGCTGGCTCAGCAATTGGCGCTTCTATGGGTTTAACCGGCACAGCTGCAACTATGGCGGGTAGCGCCGTTATCGGCGGCACGACGGCTGCTCTGACCGGCGGCGATCCGCTCAAAGGCGCGGTGTTGGGCGGTCTGGGCGGTGGTCTAGGTGAATACGTGGGCGGCGCGGCTAACAGTGGTTTAGGTTTAGACTTAGGCGCAGCGGGACAGAAAGTCTTAGGTAATGCGCTGATCGGCGGCGGAATGGGCGTGGCGTCGGGTCAAGGCTTCTTGAAAGGCGCAGCTACGGGTGCTCTAGGTACTTACGCAGGACAGCAACTCGGCGACATCACCGGTAGCGCGGCATTCGGCGCAGGCGGTAAACAGTTCGGTAACATGATTGCCGCCGGTTATGATCCCAAGTCTGCGATCATCGGCGGGGGCTTGGCGGGTCTGGCAGCGGGTATGGCTCGTCCTGCTCAATCTAGCAACCTCGGCATGAAGCCATCAGACGCAGTGCTAGAAGGTTTGAAAATGCCTAAGGGTGGTGATTACTCTTATAGCGGCGTGCCTGAGGCGGGTTACGGCACAACCAACTTCATGACAGGACAGATGGGTTACAAAGGTCCTGAGAGCCTAGACGTTGATTACTCTTTGACGAACCCCAGAGCGCCTGTCGCCCCTCAAGGTTACGGTAGTCAAGATATGGGTGGCGGTATGACCGCGACCGCCCAATCACCGCTGGGTCAATTCAAAACCGCAGGCGCTCCTACGGGTTCTGAGAGTCCTTTCTCGGCTAGAAACGTCTTAGCCGGTGCTACGCTTTTGGGTAGCCTCGGTAACGCCCCTCCGCAGGTACAGCAGGCGATCAAACAGATGTCTCCCGAGCAGCAAGAATACTTTAACCGCCCGTCAATCGCATGGGACTGGAACAAGTTACAAAGTGATGCTAATTCAAACAACTTGAGCCTGACTGAATACATGGCGCGGAGTTGGCCAAAAATCACTTCTGGCGCTTATAATATGCAACCAGCGACCACCCCTCCGCCCAGAATGGCACAAGGTGGCGCTCTGTCAGCTGTTGCCCGATTCGCTCAGGGAGCGGGTTCTGGTCGAGCAGACACCATTGATGCTAAACTCTCAGATGGTGAATACGTGATTGACGCAGAAACAGTTGCAATGCTCGGCGACGGCTCCAACAAAGAGGGCGCTAAGCGCCTTGACGCTATGCGTAGTAACATCCGTTCACACAAAGGTAAAGTACTGGCTAAGGGTAAATTCAGCCCCAACGCTAAGTCACCACTCAGCTATTTGAAAGGGGTTGCATAATGGGCAGCTTATTCCAAGGGTCGCCTCAGACCGCTACGTCTTACACCACGTCATCCACTGAGACTCCTAAGTGGATGCAGGATGCGATTTACAATCAAATTCAAGTCGCCCAGAACATCGCTAACGCGCCTTATCAAGCGTACGACATGCCCACTGTGGCTGAATTGTCGCCGCTCCAGCAGCAAGCGTACCGGCAAGTTCAATCTAATCAAGGTTTCTATCAAGGCGACCTAGACAAAGCTCAGTCCGGTATGTACGGCTTCAGCAATAAAGGCACGGCGGACGCCTTGCAGCAAGCTCAAGGTCAGTACTTGCGTCAAGGTTTAGTCGATCAGAACCTGAACGCGGGGCAGAATTACTTCAACCGAGCTGGCCAGATGGACATCGTCGGTGCGGGTCAACCTGCGCTGAGTAAAGCCGGACAGCAGGACATCATGGGTGCGGCGCAGCCTTACCTGACGCAAGCCGGTCAGACCACCGCTCAGGCGTTGTCTGATCGCGCCCTGAACGCGGCTAACCCTTACCTGCAAGCCGCCTCACAGTCTTCCGCTCAAAACGTCGGTCAGTACATGTCGCCGTATCAGACGGGTGTCATGGACGTCATTGCTAAGCAGGGTGGTCGTAACCTCAGCGAGAACCTGCTGCCAGGAGTTTCTGACGCGTTTATCAAGGCGGGTCAGTTCGGTTCTAGCCGCATGGGTGAATTCGGTAGCCGTGCCCTGCGCGACACTCAGGAAGCTGTCTTGAATCAGCAAGCCCAACTCGCCAACCAAGGCTACGGACAGGCTCTCACTGCTTCTCAGGCAGACCTCGCACGTCAAGCGCAGTTGGCTGGTACGGTCGGTAGCATTTCCGGCGCAGACCTCTCTCGCGTGCTTCAGGGCGGTGCTCAGTATGGTAACCTCGGTCAGACCGCTGGTCAGCTGACAAGCCAGCAGCAACAAAACCTGACTAACCTCGGTCAGACACAAGGTCAACTCACGGCTCAGCAGATGTCTCAGCTGGCTAACCTCGGTCAAGCACAGACCACCGCCGGTCAAGCTCAACAGCAGTTCGGTCTCACCGCTGCTCAGGCTACACAAGCGGCTCAGGCTCAAGACTATCAGCGTCAGATGTCTGCGTTGCAGAATTTTGCTAACATGCAACAGCAAGAACAGGCGATGCGTGCAGCCGATGTTGCCTCACTTGAGGGCGCAGGTTCTGCTCAGCAGAATCAAATGCAGCAACAGCTCAACGCAGCTAAGGCTCAGTTTGACGCGCAACAACTGTATCCTAAGCAGCAGATGGATTGGCTCAGCACGCAGATTCGCGGCATGGCTCCAATCACACCGCAAACTACGACTAATCAAGGCACTACTACCGGCGCTACGTATTCACCTTCACCGCTGTCTCAAGTGGCGACCGGTCTTTATACGTACAAAGGTCTGCAGAACATCTAAGGAGCAGGTATGGGATTTGAACTCAACCGCATTATGCGGCAGTACGGAGTTAGTACTCCTGGTGTGGTGACTTACTCAGGTGCGAGCGCCCCTACGGTTCCGACTGCGCCCACCGGCAGCCGTCCTACGGGTACTGATGTTGCCGCTTTAGCTGGTCAGGCTGCTTACGACAAACAGTTAGCTGACTTTAACACCTACAAAACAGACCCCTCGGCGTTTAACGAAACCATGCGTAAGTATCAGTTAGATCAAGGCGCTTATAACGCTTACAAATCTGACTATCAAAACCGCCTGCAGAACACGCCGATGTATCTGCAGAAACAGTTTGACACCGGTTACGGCACGACGTCTTCCACCACGCCAACGGGTTCTGAGATGAGAGCCTTTGCGGACAGACCAGGAGGTATTGGTGTTGATCAAGCCAATCGCAACATCAGAGACTGGTTTGCTAAAAACCCTAACGCGTCTGCTGCTGACATCGCGGCGGCTAAGGACGAATGGAAAGTCAGCGACGCTGACATCCGTAACGCCATGGGCTCTGGTTTTACTTACGGCGGCTCTGGTCCTAGCGGTTACGGCTCGGCAGGTGTGCGTTACGCTACTGGTCCTGGTGGTATTGGTATGGACAAGTACAACGAGAACATCAACAAGTACATCACTGACAACCCTTACGCGTCTACTTCACAGATTCAAGATGAAGCAAACCGCTGGGGTGTGAGCAATAAAGACCTCTACAATGCTACGGGTAGCTACTGGGGTAATCAGGCTTCAAACCCAACCTACGGCTCAACCCCGTTGTCTCTGGGTAACCGCACCCCTCAGCAGAAAGCCGATTACTATCGTAGCCAGATCGGCTTAGGTTACACTGACGCTGACTTGCGTAGAGCGGCGGACAGCACTTTCGGCACGCAAACCGATACGGATTGGAACTACCTGCGTAACTTAGCTTACCCAGGATCTGTGCCCGCGCCGGTGACCACCACTACCGGAACCACGACTGGAACCACAGGAACTACGGGAACTACGGGTACTGGCGGAACCACGAACACCACAGGAACTACCGGAACTACCGGAACTACGGGAACTACGGGAACTACCGGAGGAACGGGTACATCAGACCTTGTGAACAATTATGACAGGTTCAGATTACCTGAAGGTTGGGACACTTACAACCCATACGACAAAATAAGCTGGTACAACGAAAATCAATTTACACCTGACATGATTATGGCGGGTGGCGGTACGCAATCTGATATTGATTGGATGAAAGATCACGGCTACACCGGTGATTATTATCAGCGATACGCCAGCGGAGGTCGCGTCAAGACGCATTACCAAACCGCCGGTAGCGTCCAGTTGCCCGAGGGTTATGACGCTCAGGTAGAGACTTACCCCGTCACGGAGCCGACCCCTTCAAACGCGGTCATTACTGAGCCTAAACCTCAACCGCAATCTGTGCTTGCTAAGATTGCCAGCGCTGATATGCCCGTTGCTCCAGCGGTCGTAGCTGTACCAGCTCAAGTTAAACCTCCGGCTGTCGCGCCTAAAGCGCCTTTCGGTGATGAGCGCATGGGTGGTATTCAAGCGCTGCTCGCCGCGTATGGTCCGAAGGATACCGCTTACGGTGAAGACCTCAAAGCCGCTCGCGCTGCTGCTAAGGCTGAGAGCGACGTGTTCGCTAAAATGCTGGCTGACTCAATGAAGACGCCCAAGGACGAGAAGAGTTCTAAGGCTGAGATGTATTTCCGCCTTGCGGCTGCGTTCGGCGCTCCCACTAAGACCGGTCGCTTTGCTGAAAACCTCGGCATGGTCGGTAAGGAGCTGGCTGAGTACTCTAAAGAAAAACGCGCTTCTGCTCAGCAGGCTACCCAGCAAAAACTGGCTCTAGCTTTGAAGGGTCAGGAGATGAAGATGGGCGCGGCTAAGGAGGACCTCCGCAGCTTGCAAGCGCTTGCCGGCGAGGAAATGAAAGACAAGCGTGCTATCGCGACCGAACTGATCAAGGACTTCATCAAGTCCGGTGACCCCCAGTCTACGGCGGGTAAGCAAGCCGTTGACGAAGGTCTCAAGCCAGGAACACCCGAGTACCAGAAGCGTGTGGAAGCTCTCGGTAATATGAATGTTGAGGCTAAGCTGGCGCAAATTAATGCGTCATTAGCTGGGGTTTCTACCGCGCAAGCCAACTTACTGCTGGCTCAGGAGAAGTTCCAGAACCAGAAACAGCAGCAGGCTAAACTCAGTCCGAGCGAAGTTAGGATGAAGAGCGAGGCTGAAGACCTTATCGCTTCTAGCAAGCAGTCTCTCGCTGATCTGAAACAGGCTTACGCGCTGAACCCGAACTCTCTAGCCGGTGGCTGGTTGGATAAAGGTCAACAGTTCTTAGCGGAAGCGGCGGGTTCTAAAGATCCTGTGATCGTCAATACGCGTATCCTTAACAACCTGCTCGGTTCTCAAGGTCTAGCTAAACTGAAAGCAACCTTCGGCGGTTCACCGACCGAGGGCGAACGCGCAATTTTGATGGAGCTTGAAGGTATCGGCTCTAAGACTAAAGAAGAGCGTGCTGCGGTCATCAAGCGTGCGTACAAAGTGTTGCAAGACCGTACCGCTCGCGAACAAGCACGCCTTGATCAAATCACTTCGGGCGCTTACCGCATGACTACCCCGCTTGAGGAAGGAAATGAATAATGGCTACAGCTAATCCGTACTTAGGCGGCGCTCGCGCTGCTATCGGTCAGGGTCTCGGTATGGGTTGGGGTGATGAAGCCGAGGCATGGCTTCGCTCTAAGCTCGCCGGTAGCAAAGGCTACGAGGCTGAACTCGCTAGGATCAATCAAGAGTACGCTCAATATTCTAAAGAGAATCCTTTCGTAGCTCCGGCTCTTGAGTTCGGCGGCGGGGCTGCTCCCGCTCTGGCGGCTATGCTGACCGCCCCCGCTACAGGAGGTGCTACCGCCCCAGTCGCGACTAGCGCGTTGGCTCGCCTAGCAGCAAATCCTTACGTGCGCGGCGCAGTGACCGGCGGCGTAACCGGTGCTGTCTCCGGCGCGGGTTCTGCCCAACCAGGAGAGCGAGGCTCCGGCGCAGTTACTGGTACGGTCGTCGGTACGACAGTCGGCACTGCCGCCCCAGCGGTAATTCGCGGTAGCGGCGCGGCGGCTAAGTGGCTGCGCGATCGCCTCGCACCGACCGAAGCTAGCACGACTAAGACGGCAGTGGGTAAAGTCTCCCGCGCTATCAACGAGTCAGGTATGACTCCGCAGCAGATTGAGCAGAAAGTCCTTCAGGATCGTGCTCGTAATATCCCCTCAACTATCGCCAACGCAGACCCCGCGTTAGTTGACCTCGCTGAGACTGTTGCCCAGCGTAGTGGTCCCAGCGGTCGCTTAGTTGAGAAGAAACTCGGTGAGCAGACCGCCGGTGCTCGTGAGCGCACTTACGCACAAACCCGTAAAGGTATCAAGTCTGGTGACTTCTACGCTGATGAACAGAAGATGGTGGCGGATCTGCGTAAGCAAGCTGATACCATGTACAAAGATGCGTACGCTTACGGTGACGTAGATGACCCTCGCATTATTGATGCGTTGAAGAACCCCCGTTTTCAAGAGTTCTGGGGCAGGGCACGTAGCATCGCTGACACCGAGGCTCAAGCGGCTAAGTTGCGCGGAGAAGACCCCAGCAAGTTCGCCCTGCCCGAAATCTACAAACCCAGCGGTAAATTTGACGCTAATGGTAACGAGATTTTGGAGCTGACTAAGCTACCTGACGTGCGCACTCTTGATTATATCAAGCGTGGTATTGACGCTACGATTGAAGCCGGTTTCAAGAGCGCTAAGGGTATGAGCAGCGCCGAGGCTAATGCCCTCAAACAGTTGCGCAACGTCTACGTGAATGCGATTGACGAAGCCACCGGCGGCGCAAACTCGCCGTACCTCAAGGCTCGTCAAGCCTACTCCGGTGACATGGAAGTGCTTGATGCGATGCGCGCAGGTATGAACGACTTCAACAAGCTCGACCACGAGCAGGTCATTGACATGATCAGCAAAATGGGTGCGGCTGAGAAGGACGCGTTCCGCACAGGCGTGGTGCGTGACTTGTACAGCAAGATCATGGATCCGTCAAGCAACATCAACGCCGCCCAGCGCATCATCGGTGCTCCTGAGATGCAAGCTAAGTTGCAGCCGCTGTTTGACAGCCCTGCCAAGTTTGAGATGTTCAAGTCTGCGCTTGAGCGCGAGGCTCAGTTGTTCCAACAATCCAACCGCATACTGGGTGGTGCGGCTACCGGAAGACGTACTCAGGCGCGTGAACGCTTTGAGGAAGGCTCAGGTGTGGGTGCAGCGGTTGCGGATGCCGTCTCGGGAGGATTCTGGGGGTCTCTGAGTAACATGGCGGCACGTGTGGCGCGTAGCGCTACCATGACCGATGACATTGCTGAGAAGGTCGGCAAGCTCCTCATGTCAAGCGACCCGCATGAAGTTGCTGCGGCGGTCAAACTCATCGAGCAGTACAACGTCAAAGCGGCAGCAGGGGCTAAGCGCCTGAGCAAAGGCGAAACCGCCACAATCATGGGCACTACGACAGCGTTCCCACCTTCACCGATTGATCCTAACGCCAAGCCAGAGGACATTGAGGCTGCTGACATGCCCAACATTCCTGGTGGTCGCCTAATCGGTCCCGACATTGATGCGGACATCGAAGCCGACCTGAAGAAAATGAAGTAAACTTCTGCTCACTGTCTCCTCAAAGAGCAGTTGCCAACCTTAACCCCGCTCCGGCGGGGTTTCTTTTTGCTCAACGTCCATGAGCACGCGGTTACGAAGGCGGAGTATGATGCGAATGTGGTCAGCGGCGTCGTGCTGACCCTCCTTGTCTGCTCGAGCTATAGCCGCTAACAGTTCCTGTTGCGTCCTATCCCAGTGAAGTCCTGGTCCAAGCAGTGAGCGAATATACGCCCAAGGCATCACGCACCGCTCGCGAGCCTATTCCACTCTTGATTGAACAGCACTGAGTTAACCTTGTTAACTAATGCGTAGGCGCAGTCAAGCGCCGTCTCAAGTGAAATAATGTTTACGCGGCGGTAGGTGTTATTAGTTATCATCTGCTCAAGCGCGGAGATTGCCCCGCGAATGATTTTGACCTCGTAGGTGTCTACTCCTACCTTCGGGTCAGCGCCAGCCGCACCCACTAAGGCGCGGAAGGTCATCCACATCGGTACGCAGAAGTCGACGCATTCAGCGCCTTCGTCACGCATGTAGAGTTGGATTTTCTGGTCAATAATAGCCTTGCGCATGTTTTCACGTGCCACAAGTTGAGCAATCGGGTTCATACCCACTTGCTTTTTAACCCGAGTAGGGGTTATCTTCGCCATCAGAAGTTCTCGTTATAAAACTTACGGAGCACTTGAGCGAGTTCTTCGGTTTTGAATTCACCACCCTCGCCGCCGTTTACTTCACCAATCCAGACCGTGCCCGAGTTGGGTACACGACCAGGAGCGATGAACAAGTCACCGACTTGAATATGCCATGGGCATGCGGGTTCAAAAGTTTCCATTAATGTTCTCCTGCGTTTTCAGTTAATTCTTTGATGATTCGCTTCTCGTCTTCAGCGGTCATCTTCTTCTCAAGCCATGCGGCTCGATAGCCTTTGCGGTCGTAGATCTCAAACTCCACATCAAACCAACCGCCGTAGTAATCCCAGTCGCTAGCCCACGTGCCGTGGTCGGGCTTCTGGTAATACCCAGCCGTCATCTCGGCTTGACACGGGATTCCCCTGACGTGTGTCTCAATCATTTGTACCTCGTCTCATACAACCAGCGAGCCATGAGCAATGACTCGGCGCGGTCGGAGTGCTTTTTCAAATTGAGCGGCGCTTCAGGAAACATACGGATCGCGAGCGCCCTGCTCATCTCTTTGTCACTAGTTAGCTTGAAGTGTTTCTTCCATTGCACGGGGGTCATGTAAACTGTCTCATACCGACACCCCGCAATAGAAGCTCGGGCAGAGCCGAAGCTGTCCCCTAGACTGAAGATAGAAGACGACCCCTGTCCAGGCATGGCGTTCACCCGCTCAAGCGCGACGCATACCGCCTCCTCAGCGGGGACGTGCTTCCTGAGCAGGGTGATTAACCCAGCGGGGTCGACTTCGTTCTTCACAGCTCCCGAGCCTTTAGCTACAACCGGCATATCCTCCACGGCTACGTACACGCCATCACGGAGAACGCCAATAGCGCCACTGAGTCCTGGATCAATACCGATTGTAATCATAAAGCCTCGTAATGTTCACAGCCTGCACGTTGGGCGTCCATGCTGAGAGTCTGCTTGTTGAGTTCACACGTCCAAGTCCCTGCTGGGGTCGGCGTGGCCATAGCGCATGTGCGGCAGTGACGTAAGGGTTCAGCCTCACGCACGCAGACCGCCTTCATGCTACAAAACTTACATCCGAAGCTGCTACCATCATCGCTGATTCCGGCAGGACGCAGACGCGCCTCGGTCAGTTTGATGATTTTCTGCTTCAGTTTCTTCTGTGTCTCTTTGTCTTCCTTGACACGCTCAACGTAGAACTGTTCATCGTCTTTGCAGATCGCGACGTAAAGGGCGCGAGTAAAGCCGCCGAGCGCCATGCTGATTTGAACCTGAGCATAGTGCAACGGCTTTGACTCTTGAATGCCTTTCTTTACGACACCGCTGAAACTGTTCTTGTTGTGTGTCTTGACCTCGAGCACGTGTGGTGTGTCGCAGTCGGGAACATCTTTGATGACCCCGTCCACCTTAGTTATAAAGTGACCGGTTTCATCTATGAACTCAAACTGGCGACCGTCTTCTTGCTTATCCCAGACGGCAAACCCTGCGCGGCGCAGATCAGCTACGATCCGCTCCTCCTGCAAGTGTCCCGTCTCAAACAGGCGAAGCATACGTCCGTCAAAACCTTCACGGGCGAACCCGCGCCAGTCAAGCCAGATTTGTCGTATGCATTCCTCGCCTATGAAAGACGAGCCAAGCCGACCGAGGTAGAGGTCGGTTGACGACTTCTCTTTCTCAATAGCAGCGTAGACCCTGTTAATGATCTGCTGCTCTGGTCTCGGCGGAATGGCTACCATTGTCTCAGTCCCAAGGGTTAGCGGACTTGCTAGCGGGAGCGGCGGCAGGGGCGGGCTTAGCCGCTGGCTTAGGCGCTGCCTTAGCTGGCGCGGCTTCCTGATTGAACAGGAACGCCTTGACGCGGTTGCTGTCAGAGTAACCGCCCGTGCCCTTCTCAATACTCACCGCTGCCGTGAACGGCTTCTCAAGCAGCTTGTCGGTGTCGTCTGCGTCAGGCTTACCGCAGGCGGTTGCCCATGCTACCATCTGCTGACGACCGATGCGTTGAGCCTTCTCGCTCGGGTTGTTGATGTTGAAGTTCTGCCAGATCAGGCGACCGGTATACTCACCCTTGACGACTTCAAACTTCACTTTGATGTACGAACCCGTACCGGCGCTGGTTGTTTTTTCTTCAGCGTCCAGTGCTTTCAGTACGTACTCACCCTCAGGGATAGGGTCGTAAGAGCCGCCGCCAGTAGCGCCGGTGTCAGGGGTGACGTCAGAGACGTCGAATCCAAATTTAGCCATGTTAATGCTCCTTCAGTTATTTAGCGATGGGGATAAGTTTCTCGAGGTTTTCGATTGTCATCTCGACCTCTTCGGGACAGGTGTAGCGGTTCTTTGCAGCAAACGCGGGGTTCTCAACAAAGTGAAGCAAGCGCTCACCTGTCGTTACACCACGGGTCTTCTGGTTATTGAAACCGGAGTCAGACTTGCGAATGATCACCTTGAACGCGGCAAACGCAAGCACGTCAGCCCACTCCTGCAGCAGCGCGTTGCAGCGGTTAGGCAGCTTCGGCTGGTAGCGGTCATAAGGCTCGGTGCGGGGGTCTTCAAACTTCACCACGGCAGCGTGAGCGATCAGCACGATGTTCATACGACGCTTTACGCGCAGCACGTCCAACCCCTGCAGGATCTCGCGGAACTCCTCAGCGACGAGCATCTGACCTTTGCCATAGGCAAGGTCTTTAGCATCATGCGAGGACTCCACGTTGCTCACGATGAGCGGCTCAATGAGCCAATCAACCGAGTCGATGACGACAGTCTTGAACTCATGCTCCTCTTTGATGAGGGTCTTGATGTTGTCGACCACGTCCTCAACCTTGGTTGCACGCGGGAAGCTCGTTACATCCAACGAGTCTAGCCCGTCCTCAGTGCTGATAAAAATCGGCGCTGGGAACTTGCTAGCCAAGGTGGACTTACCAATACCGTGACCCCCGTAGATACAAATACGGGGCGGTACATCTTGTTTACCTTTTCTCAAGGCATCTTGCCAGTTTGACATTTTGTTCTCCTTTCGTGGTTTTGAGCGGTTAGTCTTCCGCTGTTTCAAAATCGTCATAATCCAGACCCATCTGACCGAAGTCCCATCGCTGAGGCATGTACGAGAACGAGTCCCGATCCCAGCTCAAGATGTTGATGATGTCGTTGTTTTCGCTAGCGACTGACATACACACCGCGCAGAGCGTGGGGTCGCCAATCATCAGCAGGTAGTCACCTGATTCCCAATCTTTCAAGACGCGACGCGCCTTAGCCAGCATGCCTACGGTATCGTAAGGCTTGCGTGGGTTGCCGAACACCGCCCGCAGCGAGCCATATTGCTTCGCGTCGGATAGGTCTTTCTTGTTGTCCACTTGTACTACGTAGACTGTGCGTTGATTACCGTGTTGCATTTTTAACTTTCCTAGATTTTTTAGGTGGCGGTGCCACAAGAGCAAGTTGCTCCGGAGTGAGATACTGTGCGCAGCCAACCGCGATGGCGATTTTTATCGCCTCTTTGTTATACCAGTCATAGTCAAGATCAACCGGATGAGTTATTTTGTCAAGCATCGTCATGCACGCCTTAGCGCCTTCGGTCTTTGGAACCTTGTTACCGTTCGTAGCGTACTTGATAGGTTCATTGCTAGCGTCCGTTGATTGATACCACCGTACGACTTTGCCAAGGTAAACGCCGTTCTGCTGACCGCCGCCGGTAACATTTCGGGCACTGATAAAGTGCGTGAACGGAGCAGACTTAATCGTCTCTTCAAACGGAGTACCGCCTGCCAACCACGCCCCCACAGCATCTGACGATACCTGAGCCGTTGGGTTTTTCTTAAGAGAGAGCGGCGCATAGATGCCTTTCACTTTGAGTTTGCGATCGGGTTTGATCGCGATGTAATTGTTGACGTCTTTCATAGCGAGGACGCGGTACGGCGTGTACTCAAACACAAAGCCTGAAATCTCGCTAAATTTGTTGACCACCTTTTCAACTAGCTCTTTCTGCTCCTTAGTGTAACGAATCGCAATACCGTCAGTGTTAGCTGACAGGGTGACCGCCCCTGCTCGCTCAAGCCACTCAATCAACATGAGCAGGGTGAACTGTCCGGTCAGCGTCACCGCCAACATCAAGTCTGGCGAGTACAACACTGAGTAACGACTGGCGAGCTTGCCGAACGTGCCGTTCAGTGAGATCTTCAGCGTGGCGTCGGTGATCTTATCGCCCGTGCGCTTAGCCTCAAGGCGGCGCTCGTAAATCTTGCGGTACTCCTCGACGAAGCGCTTACCGAGCGCGGCGGGTACAAACCCGCACTCAAGAATAATACTCGGGTAGAACGAAGCCGCGTCAATGTCGCACATGTGATCATCACCGGCGAGGTGACACACCTGCTTGTCATGCACGCTATGAATGCCGCCCACGCCGAGCTGGTACTCACCTGAACCAAACTTGATTGTTTTCAAGCCGAGGAAGTCCGGCAGTTGAACGTGCCCAGTCACCTGATTCATATTGAACACGTGCTCAGAGACGCGATCAAGCAGAGCCTGTAGCTCGGCATCCATAAACTTCAGGAATGCCGGAGGCGTATATCTGACAGTCTTCGGGATCTCATTGTCTTGACGCTTGAGACCCATGCTGGTGATGTACGCCTGCTCAGCCATTTGAGAGTCCGACTTGCTACGCATGTCAGCTCCGTAACGGCGGCTCATCTCAACACGCAGCAACAACTCACCCTCAAGCTGATTCAACAGCTCGGCGGTGGTGTCAACGTCGTTGTGGCAGTACTCGAGCAGCATCGGCTCTTGATCAGGGGTGATCATCTCGTCGTGAACGATCGGCATGTCTTGCAGCTTGGGCATATGCATGCGAGCGCCGTAGGCTTTCAGACCTACGAACGACGGGGCGACCTCAATCAAGTCAATGTCGTCAAGAATGATGTCACGCAAATTGTGCTTGCGCATAGCATTCCACGGCGACAGGCGGTTCGTGATGATGTCATCGGCAATACGCTTGATCTCAATCTCAGTCCTGCCGAGGCAGAACGCCGCCACCACCGCGTTGTCAAATGACTTGCTGTTGAACCCGATGAAGGTACTGTCCGACTGCTGCACAAAGCGCGTGAGCCGAGCCGGTGCGTCGTCATCATGACGCCACAGGTCAAACCACTCGCCCGTCTCAATGTTCTTTGCGCAGAACAAAGTCCGGTTGGGCAGAGTTTCAGTATCAAACACCCAAGTGCCCATTTCAGTCTTGATTGACATAACCACGGGTCGGCTCACTGCCGTCACCGCAAGACGCATCAGCCTTACGCTGCTCGATCTCGATCAACTTCTCAAGGAAGTGAACGGCTTTCTGCAAGTCTTGAACAGTGTTACCTTTCAGGTAGCAACGCTCAACGTACTTTGTAGCCGCGCCTTGAAAGTAGTTCAAGCCTAAGCGATTGACGCGGTCCCAGTGTTCCTCGCCGCCGTGCTTGTAATGGCTACCGCCAATCTGTTTATCATTCGCGCTCATGCTGCGTAGTCCTTAATCATGTTGAAGATTTCGCGCTCGCGACCGACCAGAATCAGCTCTTCCGCGTAGCTGATGTAGCGGTCAAAGACGCGGCGCATGCGTTTGTTACCGAGTGAGATTTCCCGCGCACAGAACAGCGCCCCTTGAGCCACGTCGGCGAGCTTGAGGGTGCGCTTGTCTTCAGCGGAGAGTTGGGGCATGACGATTCCGGCAGCGTACATGAGGCGCTGTTCTAACTCATCAACCTTGCCACCGATGCCGAACTCGCGTTTTGCCGGCGAGGGTATGTCACCGGTTTGGTGTTCCGCGAGGTCGTGAAACATCGCAGCCATCAGCAGTTGACGGCTCGCCATAGGGTCAAAGAGCAAGCACAGCATAGCCACGCCGTGCGAGTGATGACCGACAGTCTCGGACACCAGCGTCGTTACGGTGTGATAGCGCTTTACTTCGCTTCCAGCCAGAATAAAATCAAGAGTATGTTTCACAGTAAAAGTTCTCCAGTTAGCAGTTATGTGAGCAATTATAGCTCACATTTCTCGCACAAGGCAAGTTATTTTTTCTCAGCCTTTCTAAACTCATTTATCTCGTCATCTTCCTCTTTGATCTTGCGTGCGTGGTCACGGCGGTCAATCCACTCAAACGCGGCGCGACGCCAGTCCTCGGCGCGGATCTTAGCGGCGTAGCTACGTCCGTCACCCGCGTGAATCTTGCGCACACGACTGATCATAGCCATAGGGCGAGCCACGTGCTCAAAGAACGGGTTAGCATAGTGAATCCGCTCGTTGTACGGGTCGTGACAGAACATCTCACATTCAGCTAGGAACAGTTTGTACTCGCCGTTCAACATGATAGGCAGTGGGCGCACTGCGCCGTTGGAGTAATGGTCGTAGTTGCTCGCATCGGGCGGCATGACTAAGTAATCTTTCGCGTTATAAAGTTCTGTGTATAAGTGGAAATTATTACTCACCTGACGGTACACGCCGATTCTGTACGCTATCGCAGCGGCAACGAACTCCTGCAGGAAACTAAAGTGCACAGCGTTCGCGCCGTACGCACCCCACCAGATATCGTTAGACCGGTTGATTACGGTCATGTTCAGGCGACCGCCGCGTGTATCAAAGATGACCTGCATGTTGCACGCCTTGTCCTTGGTCTTCTTGTTCAAATCAGCGTCGTCCCAGATCTGCACCACGGCTTGACGGCTGGCAGGGTCGCGGCGCAGGGTCTTGATGACTTCGTCAAGCTGGTCATGACCGAAGTGCTTACGCCAGCGGTAGCCGTAGGCGGCGTTGAATGTCTTGCCGTCGTCGCTGAACTCCACCATGCGCCGGTTGAACTGTTGCAGGAACGCAACATCGTTACGTCCGGCGAGCATCCAGATCGACTCCATCAGGTGAAAGATCGGGTTAGCGTCGCGCCCTTTGTGGAACAGCACGCGCTCTGACGGGCACTTATAGACCGTGGTCACCATCTCAGGGTACACGATAGCGGGACCATTTCGGGTCTGCTCAGGTTGTAGGTTGAGCACTTTGAGCTTCCAGAATATCTCGCTGAAAGCCTGATTGACGTTGCGTACGACTAACTCCATTTTAGAACTCCGTTTCTGGTTGATAAGTTGTTTTAGGTTTACCTTCGCCGAGGACGGCGCGGCAGTATTTGCTGAACTCACACATACAGTTCTGCACATCGTGCAGCGTCATGTCAACAATCTCTAGCTGCTCAATGATCTGACTGAAGATGTTACTCAGTTCGGCGTTGAACTCTTTCTGCTTCCACGTGGCGAACGGCGCTTTACCCAGCAGGTAATTCAGACCGCGTGAACTGCCAGGACCGATAGGCGCGTACGTGAACAAGTCCTCAACGTCCATGCCGGTGTAGGTCAAATCAGCAGCCACCTGACCGGCTATGAAGGTGCTGATGCCGAAGCACTTGCTCAACTCAGCGACAAACTTCTCAATAGACATGCCGTTCTCGTTCACCCACAGCGCGGCGCGAATATTGTCAGCGTTCTCAATAGCGCTGCCGATGATGTACTTTGCCACCGCCTTGGACTTGTTGCCTCCTGGCTCCATCTTAGTCGGGTAGAGCATGTACGCGCCGGAGTAGACCTTCTTGCCGTCGTTCTTCAGGCGCTCAAGCGTGTGCTCAAACATGTCAGCGTCAAAGCTCTCAGGTTTGCAGGGGATGACACCCTTGTTGATGAGCGCCTGTAGCGTGGGTGGCCAGTTGATCAGGCGAGCGATCAAGAGCGTGAACCACAGGTCTTCATCTCCGTTAGCCGCTGCGGGTTCTATAAACTTATCAATGACCCACTGCGAGACGCGGTCGTCGCTGCGGTGGATGTTGGTAAACTTGTACTTAGCGAGCACGGGGTCTTTAGTCCACGGAGCGCTGTGACCGTTTTCGCGAGCGATACGGATTGCCTCACGCTCCCAGATGAAGTAAAGTAGACCTTCCATCGAGCACACAGTCTCGGCGGTCGGCATCGGGTACGGGCATTCATCACGCATTTTCATATTCCTTTATGATTTCTACTAGCTGAGGGTGCGGGTCAGTGTGATCAATACGACGGACGTCATACGAACCTTCATTGCGCAGGTTTTTATAACAGTTCACGACCGACTCAAACTTGTCAATCAGGTTCTTCGGGTCGAACTCTTTGTCGTTGCCAGCGGCGAGGCGACGACCCTTAACGCGCTCAACGCAGAGGTCTTGCGGCGTGTCTAGGAATGCGTACACGTCGCAGCCGGTGGGGTGAATGGCTTGCGTCACCTGACCGGCGAGTCCGCTCGCAGACACCAAAGCGCCTTCGTATAACACATGGCCATGGGGGTGTGCTTTCAGGATCTTCTCGGCAATCTCAGCCTGTGTCTTGATAGCGTCTGTGCCGCCGCAAGTGTTGTCATACTTACCAACCACAAAGATCGGCTGCGTGATTCCGGCAGCGCTGGCGTCAACTTTGTAGCCAGCGATCTTTTTACCGCTCATCAAAACTGTGTGCGGGTAGTTGAAGAAGTCGCGCATGGCGGTGGTCTTGCCCGAGCCGAACGTGCCGGCAATACGTAGTATGACGTTCATAAAAAGTGCTCCGCTCTGTAGGGTGAACCGGTCGCAGGGAACACCGCCCCCGCCAACTTGAATGACGTCTCAGAACACTCGCGGCGCAACCATTCCGGCAGCAGCTGAGAGCGCATATCTTTAAACACCTCGGTATAGGCGCTCTGATCACGCGCATCCGCCCACTCAATACGGTCTTGCGCCATGTCAGCGTAGACTCCTGGATACCGACGACCGAAGAAATGATTCTTGAACGTGCAGAGGTTTGACTCCATAGTGAACCGACCGGTGTTAGGCACGTCAGGGTTCGCGGCTCTGAAGGTGTCAACAAACTTGTCAGCCTCCGCAGCGAGGAAGCCGCACATCAGATTGAATTTAGGGTAGTTGCCGTCTTGTCCGTTAGGCAGGCGCTTGTCCCACACCAACTCGTCTTTGCCAATCAGGAACAGCATTCCGTTGCGGTGTGACTTGCTGCCCGACTTGTCACTGAACAGCAGGTCATCACAGTCAGCGCCGTAGCCGTTCAGGTAGACATACTCGAGGTAGCTGAACGATGACAGGCGACCGAAGCTGTAGTAGCGGTTACGCACGAGGTCCCACAACTCCTCGTAGGTCTTACCGGTCAGCATCGCCTCTTGAGAGCCGAACTCCTCAACCAACTTAGCGTAGGTCTTGATAGCCTCAATGGTGTCGCGCTTCTGATAGCGGCGGTCGGTGTCAAACTGAAGCGTATCCCACTCGGCGTTGAACCATTCAGTGAAGCGTGTCAGCTGGGCACCAGCGGGAGGGGTGACGGGTAGCTGATCAAACAACCGCAGCGAGGTGATTGGGTTCTGCGTCATGCCGTTCAGGAAGGCGAACCAGAGCTTCTGCTCAGCGTTCCACCCGTAACGGCGAGCGATTTCAGGCATGTACAAGTAGACGAGTCCTGGCATGACCCCGTGCTCAAGGTTCATCTTGTAAAGCGCAGTAAAGTACTCTGCGCGGTTCTCCGGCAGGCGGTAATCTTTCATGAGGGCTTCCTAGTATAAAAAGGTTCAACAATCTTCGTATCTGGGGCGCTGCCGACGATCCAGAACGCCGTGTGGTCATCATAATCTAACTGGTTATGGTGTGTCAACCAACGCCACATCTTTGCCTCGTAGGTCGGGTGGAACCTGATGCCGTCAAAAGTCTCACCGGTGAAGTGATCGCTATACTTGCTGTAGCCGCTGTCATGCAGGCTAAAGTGTTTCCACTTGAACGGCAGCTTGTCAATGTCCACGCCGATATACGCAAGGCGCTGACGCATCCAGCCGCGCTTGTCTGGACCGATACCAATGGTGAACAGTTCATCAATGTTGTGCGAGTCGCGGCTCAGACCGAGCATGATGCTGGTCAGCGAGTTACAAGACCCAGCAGGAGCGATGAGGCGCTTGACTTCAGGCGGAATGTTAGTTGTCTGATGAGCGCCGACCTCGTGAAACTTACGCACATCTTCCTCAGGGTAGCGGTCATGCGGCACAGTGATGCCGTACTCAACGACCAGAGACGTCGGCTGCGTGAGGTCAACCACCTTGCGCTGCAGGATAGGATTGTACGGACCAGAGGCGAACTCAAACTCAGCATCAAAGCCGTAAGCGATGCGCGGGTTCTCATGACGCAACACAGTCTCAGGCTTGCTATAGACGATCTGCCGAGCGCGTAAGCCGTAATGCGCACCGACGATAGCGCTCATGCTCAGCTGCGGGGACTGAATGCTCGCGCCGGTGACAATGTGGGTCTTGCCCTCGCGGAAGCGATTGACGTACCAAATCAGCTGGCGCATCTTTGAGCCATTAGGACCGCTATAGCCGAGCGGGGCGAAGTAATCCTCGCGTTTGAACCACAACCCCTTGCGGTTCTCCCACGGCGTCTGCGTGCCGAGGTGTTGCTCCCACTTGACCACGCTGCGGTCGAGCGATAGGTTAGGAAATACCGTACTCATTTCAATTCCTCTCTTATAAACAATGCGTAGCCTGCGTCCTCAGGGAAGGGCGCTCCGTGTGACATGATCAGATTAGAGTCGATCACTTCATTAAAACCATCAGCGGGACCAATGTAGAACTTGATGTCGCCGGTCTCAATTCTGACAGCCACGATGCCCACGAGACCCTTACTGCTCGTGAACCATTTGACACCTTCTAATTTCGGCTGGTTGTCGCTCATTTCTTTGCGCCTTTAATGTTGACGAGCATGAAGCTGCGGGCGTTGATTTCAATAATCTTCTGCTCACCGACCTTAGCGGCGGCGTAGAGCTGTGCGGTCAGGCGGTCTTGCTGAGCGCTGGTCATCCAGTCAGGATTGTCGCGCCACATCTGATAGGCGTTCTTCCACGTGTCGCCGGTGTTCACGCAGATGATGGTGCGGTCGAGCTTGAGCGAGTCCTTCATGACGGGGCGGGTAGAGGTATCAACCACTTGTTTAATCACTTTGCTAGTAGGTACAGGGGAGAGCAAGCTCTCAAAGACCTCAGCACAACGCCGCTCGGCGGTTTTACGGTCACTAAAGCGCTTGACCGGTGTTGTGCTATGGCGGTTGTAGAACGACACCAACTGAGGAGTCGTCATGCTGGAAAAGTTTACTGTATTCATTTCAAATCTCCAAGGAAAATCTAGATTAAAAGGGGGCTTTTTCGGTCTGCTCGATCTGCTTACGCGCATACTCGCGGATCTGCTTAGCAGTCCAAGGCACAGGACCAGTGATGGGCGGGAATGGCCAGTTAGGGGTGTTCATGTTACTTGCCCCAGTAACGAGCCACGCAGGTGCTCTTGATGCGGTTGTAGTCAGTGTGCACTTCGTTGCGCAGGCGGTCGCAGTAGGCGGCTTCTTCGTCAAGTGCGTTCTCGTAATCAAACGTCCCAACCGCGCCGAGCGCGATCAGGATGAGCAGGAATGTGATACGCGATACCATTACAGTTCTCCTAGTTATTAAGTTATTACCAGCCGAATTTATCGGCGCAGATTGGACCGATACCGCGAGACACGCTTTCAGCATTGGTCAGCTCTCGGTTGCAAATGCAGCAGTGACCGGTCAGGTGACCGTATGCTTCCGCTGCGCCCACGGGATCGTTGATCAAGCCAACGACCTTCTGCTCTTGCTCAGTGCCGCATTCGCGCACCTTCAGGAATCTACCATTCATCACTTTGCCGAGGTATGCGCCATACTCAGTCACGTAGAGCGCACCAGGATTCTTGCTGTTCTCACCAGCAGGTTTGATGACCATTTCGCCCATGGTGATGCGTGGCCACTTGAGACCTTTAGCCTTGGCGTTGCGGAATGACTGCTCAAGACGCTCAGAGGTAACCTCTGGCGCTGCGGCTTCGCGCTCAGCACGTTCCTTAGCCCACTGCTGTTTACGCTCTAAAGCCTTCTGAGTGAGGCGCTGCACAGTTTCCATCTGACGCTCGGTCAAGTGACCATACGCGTACACAGCGTCTATCATAGACTGAGCGAACTCAAAGCCCTCAGCAGACTCGCGCATCCATGCGGCTTCTGCGGGGTGAGCGGCGAACCACTGCTCAGCGCGAGCACGCTGCTCGGCTTCCTTCTTAGCCTTAGCGCGAGCGGCGGCTTCGCGAGCCTTGGCGCGTTCGTCAGAGGAGGTCTTGAACTCCTTGTAGCCCACGCCGTTGCACATGGTGCAGCGCATGTCACCGGTGCAGTCGCCGAAGCCCTTCCAGCGACCATCGCCGCCGCACTTAGCGCAGGTGTCCCGATAGACCGGAGCAGCGCTCAGATCGTTAGTCATGTTGTCGATTGAAGTCATGGTGAGTTATTGAGTTATTGAGTTGAAATTAGAAAACGAAGAAGCCTGTGCAGTATCCGATGTAGCCGCCAGTGCTTGATGAGCGCTGAATCAGCTCGGTCATGTTGATAGCGCCGACCCAGCGACCCCATGCTTCGTTATAGATGACGATGTACTGAGCAGGGCGAGCCTCAACACCGCGCTCTTTGTGGAAGTAGTTAGCGACGTCCTGCGCCATTTGAGCGGTAGCCTTCTCAGCGGCGGCTTCAGTGGCGTAGCTCTTGCAAGGGTTCTTGTTAGTAGCGCGGTACTCTTCGATGCGAGCGATGATTGTTTTGTTGATGTTCATGATTGAGTTCTCCGAGTTATAAAGTTATTAAAAAGTGATACCACGTTTAGTGAAAAAAGCGACGACGTGATGATTACGACCGCCTTCGCTCAAAATGCCAGCGAGGGTCGCGGTGAACATGCGATCCCACTCGCTCAAGTCGAGCTTCTCGTCGCGGACGGTGTCGTTAGCGTTAATGCGAGCGCTGTCAATGATTTCGTCAACGGCGAGGCGATTGCTGCGGCTTTCAATGTTGCGGCAATCAGCGATTAATTTGTCGTAGCGGCGGTCGTGTGTCATTCGAGTTCTCCAGTTATCAAGGTATGGATTGAATTATAGGCTTGACTTTTTTGAAAAGGCAAGCGATATTTTTAATGACCCTTCACCGCAGTTGGTTATTGGCTATTTCCCCTATGATCATTAGGCTTCCGGAGTGGGTGATTCAATGTCACGCCAAATAAATTTTTCAAAGAGTTTGCCTTTTCAAAAAATCTCAGGCATAATTCGCAGTGATAACGTATAACTGGAGCACTTGATGCAACTTAGATTTTACCAGCAAGAAGCCTACGACGCCGCTATAGCGTCGCTCGAGGGTGAGCACCACCCTGTGCTTCAGCTGGCTACCGGCACGGGCAAGTCGCTCATCATTGCCGCCCTAGCGGATCACTATAGCAAAACTGACCGCCGCGTCTGGGCACTCACCCACGTTCAACAGCTGGTCGAGCAAAACGCCGCTACCTATGAGCGCTATAGTGGAGTCACCCCAGGAATCGTGTGCGCCGGACTCAAGCGCAAAGACCGGTTTGAGCCGGTCACCTTTGCCACCATTCAAAGCATACTCGGCGTTCAGGCTGAGATGCAACCGCCTGACCTCATCATCATAGACGAAGCACACCGCGTCCCGCACAACAAGGGCGAGCGTTCGCTCTATGAGTCAATACTGCACCGCTACCGTGACGCTGGGCGCGTCGCTATGACCGCTACGCCGTGGCGCATGGACAACGGGGTCATCCACGGGGAGGGCGATCAGTTCTGGTTCGATCAACTCGCCTATAGCTATACCGTACCTCAAGCCGTAGGCGACGGCTACCTCTGCCCGTTAGTCGGCGTTGAGACGACCGTACAGCTTGACCTTGAAGGCGCACGCAAGACTAACGGCGACTTCGTGATGACTGACATTGACAGCCGTGAGGACGTAGTATGGCTACGTGCAGTGGCGCGTTCCCTGCCCGAGCTAACCGCCGCCCGTAAGCACCTTGCGGTTTACTGCCCGACTATTGAAGCCGCCGAGCGAGCCGCCGAGGTCATCGCCGTTGAGACCGGATGGACGACCGACGTCATGGCGGGGTCAATCACCCGCGACGAGCGCAGCGACTCCTTACGCCGGTTCAAGTCAGGCGAGACTCGCGTGCTCTGCTCGGTTGATATGATTACCACCGGCTTTGACTTCCCGCCGCTGGATTGCATAGTGTGCCTGAGACCAACTCTCTCCTCCTCTCTGTGGGTTCAGATTCAGGGTCGGGGCACGCGCCTAGCTGACGGCAAAAAGAACTGCCTCGTGCTTGACTTCGTGGGCAACCTGCAGCGGCTCGGCGGTGTTGACATGTATGAGAACTTCTTCAAGGAAGACTCGAAGGAAGCCGTTGAAGCCATACCCGCAAAAGAACGCGCCCTGCGTGAACGGGCAAAGGTGGTCGGCGCTCATAAGCTGTTGCCGATTGACCCCATGACTGGTCAGTCCGCACGGGACGGCGCGGTTCTCAAGATGTGGGTTGAATCAACTAACACAGTCGCCATCCGCACAAAGCGCAACCCCGCCGTGCCCATCCTCCTCGTCAACTACAACTGCGTGAGCGAGGAAGGCATCAAGATTCGCGGAACCAATTTCATCAACACCGAAGTCCCCGACCGCAAGACGCTCCAGTTTTTCGGTTCGCGGCAGCTTGCGGTAAACTTACCTTCCCCCGCAGACACCCTGACATGGCAAATGAAAGGCGCTCGCGTACCTGACTCAGTGCTTGTACGCCGCTCTGGTCAATACTGGAACGTGCTTGAGGAATTCTTTTACGGAGAAACAGAACAATGACCAGTAAGACGCCCAAGCATGTCTGGGCAGTAGATACACAAGCGCCAACGACGTTAGACTACGCGCTGGCTTACGCAAAGCTCGGTTGGTACGTGTTGCCCGTGTGGTCGGTGGATGATCACGGTCAATGCCGTTGCGGTCGCCCTAACACTGAGAAGGGTCACAAGGCGGGCAAGCACCCTCAGTCTGAGTTAGTTCCGCATGGGCACCAAGATGCGACTGTTGATGAACAAGTCATCCGCGACTGGTGGGCGACCGACCCTGATGCGGGCATCGGTATTTCCCTCGCCGACTCAGGCTTGCTAGCGCTGGACATCGACCCGCAGAACGGCGGCGTTGAGTCATTAGCACAACTTGAAGCCGAGCATGGCGTCATGCATTCTGACTGTACGGCGGTGACTCAAGGTGGCGGGGAGCATCGGCTGTTCACAGCTGACGATGAGATGACGTATCCTGGCACTCTGGGCAAAGGGCTTGACCTGAAGCACCATGGCTATATCTGCGTCGCGCCCACGCTCGGACCCTCCGGCGATTACAAGTGGGAAGCTGGGCGCTCGCCGCTCAGTCAAACCCGTCCGGCAAAGCCCTCACCCTTGCCTCAGCTGATAGCGAGTAAGGCACGACCTCCAGTGAACTATAGCCTGACTGAGCGCGGCGGCGTTCCGGTGGCGACGGCTCAGACCTTTGATGACTTACGTTCAGCATTGAAACACGTTGACGCGGATGACTACACAACGTGGGTCAACGTCGGTATGGTGCTCAAGCCTTACGGCGAGAACGGCTACAAGATCTGGACCGAGTGGGCGTCAACCAGCGACAAGTTTGATGCCTCAGCGCAACGGCGCAAGTGGGAGCGGGACATCAGCACCCCGCACTCAATCACCTACCGCTCAATCTTCCGCATGGCGATTGATAACGGCTGGGCGGGTAACAATCATGATGTGCATCAAAACACCGCCGCCCCTGACGGAACACCCGACGTGCACCCGCTGAGCCTGAAGCGTGCAACCGACAGCGGCGCTGGGCAGGTCAACGTCTTTGAATACCTGTACGATGACTTCATGTCAACCGGCGTTAACGTCGTTGCGGGTGCTCCAGGTGTCGGCAAGACCACGCTCATCGTGCCTATGGCGCTCGCCACCGCGCACCTCTGCCCGCACGACTACACGCTCAAGCCTGCGGTCAGGCGCAACGTCATCATCATTACCGAGTCGGTCGTTCAGGTTCAACGCGTCATTTACTCGCTGTACTCGTGGGGGTATACCGGCATGAAGGTCTCTGACTTTGACGAGCGGGTACGCGTCATCTCCGCGCAACGTCTCGACCCGAAGATTGTCTCACAGGTCGCCGACGAATACAAAGAATGGACAGTTGACAACGAGAAAGCCGACGGCACAATGCACGCGGCGCTTCCCCTCGTCATCTTTGACACCGCCAACGCCGTGTTTGACCTTGAGAACGAAAACGACAACGCTGAGGTGGGACGGGCGATGGCGTACATAAAACAAGCCTTCTCACAGTTCCCAATCGTCATCGTCAGTCACACGTCAAAGATTGCCGGCATGACGGAGTCGGACTTCCTGTCACCCCGTGGTGCGTCAGCGTGGACGGGTGATGCGCAGGGGGTGTATACCGTATTCAAAGACGGCGAACACGAGGACGCCCCCCGCGTGCTCAAGGCAGTCAAAGTCAGGTTCCCCACCGCCTACCCCGAACTCACCTTTGACCTCGTGTCAAACAAAGAGCGCCACAAGGACGTGTTGGGTTACGACAAGGAGATCTGGTTCAGCCACTCAGTCGCCCGTCCGCTCAAGCAGGGCGAGCGCACCCAAATGAAGGAAGACCGCAAGGAACAAAAAGAGCAGGAGCAATGGTCAAAGATTTGTGACGACATTTTGGACTTGGTACGCAAAGATCCAGGCAAGTCACGCTCCTACTACGAACGTCTGCCCGTGGCACAGGGCGGCGTCAAAGCATCTCAAGAGCGCAAAGAACGCGCCGTCACCAGCCTGCTGAATGACGGATCGCTCGAGCGCATTGAGCTAGAGAAGCCGCAGGGACGAGCCAACCACTACCTGCGTGTGAATGAAGAAGTGGTTGACGCAATCGAACGCGGTAAGTTCGGCATTTAATAGAGGATAACTTAGAGATGAAAAAGACAACACCTTGGATACCTGTGGGACACCCTGATTTCAAATGGACCACCGGTGCGGACGTGCAGGCGCTCTGGCGCAAATACGGCTGGACCCCTCCGAGCGAGAAGATGACCCCCATCCCGCCTGAACAACTTCAAGAGCGCAAACCACAGAGGGCTGCGGCATGAACGATCAACTGAAGCTGGACTTCGTGTGTCCAGGGTGTTACCACGCCGAGTGCCCCACACCGGCAAAGTGCTACAACTCAGCGCACCGCAATCAGGTGCTTGAGGAGGTCGCTCAACAGTTCGACCGCATGCCGTTCGGCGATACCGCTGCCAGCTTTGCGTGCTACGTCAGGGAGATGAAGTCATGACACAAGACGAAATCATTGACATGTGGCACGCGGCTAACGGCGTGAAGATAAAAGGCGCGGAGTACGACGTAGTAGCGACCTTTGCTCGGCTGGTGGCTCGTCACGAGCGTGAGGCTTGTGCACAGTTGTGTGAAGCCTCGCCTGAGCCTGATGGCTTAGACCTAGCGGATCGCATCCGAGCAAGGGGTAACACATGACCGTGGAGATCAACAGCTCAAACACCGTAGCGGTTGACCGCGAGTATTACTGGCAGCCGATGGACACCTGCCCCCGTGGCGTCAAGGTTCAACTGCTCGGCGCAGGTGGGGTCGCCGTGTACGGTCAATACCACGGCAAAGACCCGTGGTGGACGCACTGGGCTCCGCTGCCCGTTAAACCGAAGGAGAAGAACACATGAGCTACATCGTTGCCTCATTACCGCCGCTCAAGTGCTACGTCAAGCGAGAGTTCCTGTACAACGACCACAAAGGTCACAACGAGCTTGAACCGGCAGTCTGGGTGAGCCTCAAGGCTCTGCGCGGGCAGGTGTTCCGCATTGAGTCGTTGCTACCCAACTACGGCGCGTTGTACGATAAGCTACCTATACATGCTTACGTATGGCACGCTGACGCGGGCAACCTGCCGGTTGATACGCTTCAGCTGTGGGACTGCATGAGCTACCGGTTCACAATCATTGAGAAGATCGCCCTGCGCAACCTCGGTGTCAAGTTCCTCGGTAAGGACAAGGAGTGGCACTTTGGGCGCTACCTGTTTACCGTGGACTTCTGCGCCGACGGAATGGAGCTGGACACGACCTTCACTGAGCAAGCCGAGGAGCACAAGTCCTTCAACTGGATCGCCCTTGACAACGGGCAGTTCGCCTGCCAGCCGAACAACCGCTGCCTGTGGTACGACCAGAGCTTGATACCCGCTGAGACGAAGTTCCCCGACTTTCAAGCGGCGCAACGGCTCTGGACCGTGGACGGCACACGTAAGTGGTCTGCCGGTGATGACTGGTTCTACGACATCAAGGAGAGAACATGAACATCAGCACCGTTAGCAAATTTGACAAAGGGTTACATGAGTTCCCCATTTGTGCAATATGCAACAAACCTGTTGAGCGCGTTGAGTCAATGTACGACATTGCACACGGAGCCAAGCGCTTCCGTGTGTACTGCCACGGCGACATGGAGGAGGCGTTTCTAAACGACGAGATTATTGAGGACTGCGACAGCGTGCGCTTCGGGACTGCGTTTATTGATAAATTACCACAACCACAGATAGAAAACAAATGAACATCATCATGTACACCAAGGCTCACTGCCCCAACTGCACGAGCGCCAAGCTCATCCTTGACGCTCAACAGCTCAGTTTTATTGAACGGAGCGTTGACTCTCCGGAGTGGCGCGACGTGTTTACGCGTCAATACCCTGACGTCAGACAGATGCCTCAGATCTTCATAGAAGGTCAGAGGGTCGGGGGCTTGGCGGGGCTGCAAGCCGCGCTCAAACAGGTCGGTAAAGCGCTATGAGGTATCTGACTTACCTCATCTACATCGTCCTGTTTGAGGGGCTGGTGTGGGGCGGCACAGGTTACGCTGTGTTTGCGCTTGACCAGAGCGGATGGTGGTTCCTGCTTGCGCTGCTTGTGAGCGGCTCTGCTTACCGTCCCCAAACTTGGATTTACGATGATGACAAAAGTAATCGTTCGGTTTAATCGTTCGGGTAATCGTTCGAACGATCACGCCGAACGAACGATTAGGTTTTTGCCTTGTCTGGATACGTTCGGAACGCCGGAGGAGAGGGACTGTCGTCCTCTCTCCGGAGCCGATCAGAAGGTTCACCGAACGGTAGCGCAGCCTAACGGAGTGAGGACTTCAGTGGTTCACACAGGTGATCGTTCGGGTAATCGTTCGGAGTAATCGTTCGGTGATTTTCAGACTTTGTCATTTTGTAGGCGAAAGTAATCGTTCGTTCGGTCCCTCTCTATATAGACGAACGACCGATCACTTTGCGGCTTGTCTTTTTTGAAACAGGAAGGTATAATCTCAATCATGTCTAAAACTCCAATCCCCCGTCCCACCGCCCGCAAGTACGACCGGCTGTTTGTTGCAGCGCAGGTCTGCGAGGAGCTGAAGCTCGGGCGCTCTCTCGATTCTATCTGCCGCGGAGCGGGGATGCCCTCTGTGGGGGCGTTTCTTGAATGGATCGAGAAGGATGACCCGAAGGGCATAGCCGCAGACTACGCGCATGCGCGCGAGATCGGCTACGCGCTGCTCGCTGATGAGATCGTCGCCCTCAGCGACAAGACGCACGAGTGGGTGACGGTGCACGCGCTGGACCCGAACGGCGACCCGATGTACGATGAGAAGGGTGAACCGCGTCTCAAGAAGATGCTCATGCCGCTCAACAGCGACGTCATCGCACACAAGCGGGTTCAGATTGACACTCGCAAGTGGATGCTCAGCAAGATGCTGCCGAAGGTCTACGGCGACAAGATCACACAAGAGCATACCGGTTCAAACGGAGGACCGATCGCGCTCGCGGCGGTTGACCTGAAGAACCTCAGTGATGAGGAGCTTGAGAACATGAGTCGTTTGCTCGCTAAAGCCGGAGGTACAAAATGAGCGCCATGAATGATTTGAGGGTGTACTCATACCGTGAGGTTGAAGTTGAAATCATCAGATGGGCAGAAGCCCGCAAGATTATCCCCAACTCCACCCCTGCTGCTCAGCTGCTGAAGGCGGTGAGCGAGTTGGGTGAGCTGTGCGACGCTGAGGGCAAGAAGGACATCGCTAAGATCAAGGACGGCGTGGGCGATACTGTTGTCTGCTTGATCAACTACTGCGCCCTGCGCGACTTGGACCTTGTGGAGTGTCTGATTGAGGCGTATGCTGAGATCAAAGACCGCAAGGGTACGCTCATGCCTGACGGGACGTTCGTCAAAGAGGGCGCATGAACGCACCAATGTCCCCCGCTGTGATGCTTGAGATGGTCAAGCGGGAGCAAGACCGCCGCAACGCGTCTGCCTCGCTGTACGAGTTCGTCAAGCAGTCGTGGCACGTGGTGGAGCCAGGAATCCCGTTCATTGCGAGCTGGCACATTGAGATCATCTGCGAGCACCTTGAGGCAGTTAGCTCGGGCGACATTCACCGCCTGCTCATCAACATCCCGCCGCGCCACTCAAAGTCAACAATCGTCAGCGTAATGTGGCCAGCGTGGGAGTGGATTACCGACCCTGCTCAGAAGTTCCTGTGCGCCTCGTACTCCGGCAACCTGAGCACACGCGACAACTTGAAGACGCGGCGACTGTTGCAGTCACCGTGGTATCAAGAGCGCTGGGGGCACATGTTCTCGTTCGCCGGAGACCAGAACGCCAAGCAGCGGTTTGAGAACGACAAGACCGGCTACCGGCTCGCGACCTCAGTCGGCGGAACGGCGACCGGTGAGGGCGGCTCGCGGTTGATACTTGACGACCCGCACGGCGCTCAAGCCGCGCAGTCGGAGGTCATGCGGGAGTCAGACCTTGAGTGGTTTGACATGGTATGGTCAACGCGACTGAACAACCCGAAGACCGATGCGATGGTGACCGTCATGCAGCGACTGCACGAGCGCGACATCAGCGGTCACATCCTTGAGGACATCAAGGGCTGGGAGCATATCTGCATTCCGGCGGAGTGGGACGGCAAGTCACGCAAGACCGTGCTCGGACCGTACGACCCCCGCAAAAAGAAGGGCGAGCTGATCTGCCCCGAGCGGTTCGGCGAGAAAGAGATCACGACGCTGAAGCAGCTGTTGGGTACATACGGAACCGCAGGACAGTTGCAGCAAGACCCCACGCCGAGCGAGGGCGGTATCCTCAAGACCAAGCACTTCAACCTGTGGCCAGCGTCATCAGGTTTGCCTCCGTTTGAGTACATACTGCAATCGTACGACTGCGCGTTCACCGAGAAGACCACGGGCGACCCGACCGCCTGCACGGTCTGGGCGATCTTCACGCACAAGGGCGAACGCAACGCGATGCTGATTGATGCGTGGGACGAACACCTGAGCTATCCAGACCTGCGGGCACGAGCCGTGAAAGACTGGACGACGGAATACGGCGGGATGACGAAGGACTCGCCATACTCACGGGCGAAGCGCCCTGACCGTATCTTGGTGGAAGCGAAGGCGAGTGGGCAATCACTGTTGCAAGACTTGCGCTTGGCGAAAGTGCCCGCCGTGGGCTATAATCCAGGTCAGGCTGATAAGGTATCACGGGCGCACCAAGCCGCCCCCACCTTGGAGCTGGGATTATTGTGGGTACCAGAATCAGGAAAGAACCTCGGTCAACCAGTGAGCTGGGCTGCGGCTTTCCTCAAACAATTGGGCAAGTTCCCAGTGGCGGAGCATGATGACTATGTTGACACCTTTACGCAAGCGATCATCTACCTCAAGAATGACGGGTGGTTTGAGTTGCCGCGAGCACGGGACATTGACGAGCCACGCCACTCAAACAAACCGAGGATAAATCCGTATGCAGCCTAAGAAGCCAATCTGGGACAAAGCACGACCAAAGGGTCTCGGCGAGAGCAAGACGCTGTCACCAGCGGCTAAGTCCTCCGCCAAGGCGGCAGCAAAGAGCGCCGGACGCCCTTACCCCAACCTCGTCGACAATATGAGAGCGGCGAGGAAGAAATGACCGAGCGCGTCGACAAGGACAGCTTGCCGTTGAATCAACCACGGCGCACGCCGAGCCACCCCACTAAGTCCCACATCGTGAAGACCAAGGTGAACGGTAAGGAGAAGATCATTCGCTTCGGCGAGCAAGGCGCTAGCACGGCGGGTAAGCCCAAGGCGGGCGAGTCTGACCGCATGAAGGCTAAGCGTGCCTCGTTCAAGTCGCGTCACGCGGCTAACATCGCCAAGGGACCAGCCAGCGCCGCGTATTGGGCTGACAAGGTCAAGTGGGCGGACGGCGGTTCGGTCAGGACGCACTACGCTAAGGGTGACTCCGTTCAAGCCCAACCGCAGAACGCCGCGCTCGGTCGCATTGCCGACTTCCTGAAGCAGACTTACTCGCCGCAGCGCACGCAACAGATGCAGGGTACGATGGAGTTCCTCGGCGTACCGGCGCTAGCTCGTACTGCTGAGCGCTTGAGCTACGGACAGCCGATCACGAACATCAACAAGGCTAACGTCCCCATGCTGCCCGATGACACGGCTGAGGCGGCGATGTTGGTCGGACCGCCGTTAACGAGCATTGCTAAGCGCGTGGGTACCAACCTCGTGCAGACCGCGCCAGCCGTTGCGCGTGACATCGTTGAGAGCGCGACCTCACCCCTGCGGTCGTATGCCGTCAAGCCGAAGGGCGGTAACTGGCAACCACCGCTCGCTAGAAGAGACAGCGTTACGATGTCAGTGCAGCCTCTCAAGCGTAACCCTGAAGTCATGAGCGGCGACTTGATCAACGCAGCCGCCGGTGAAGACCTTTGGTCTAAGATGGTGGATCTGGGTCCTAGCGTTTACCACTCTCCTGTCCCATGGCTGAAAGAGAACAGACCCGACGTCTTAAATAAGCTCTACGGCGAAGACAGATTAGCGCTCAACAAGTGGCTTGACACTAAGCTCGAAAAGTACATCCGTAACGAGATGGGTACACCGGACGACCCGATCCGTCTGGCGCACGAGCAGGGTTACTCGCACATACCAGGAGACGCCGCAGAAGAACTCGGCGCATGGTTGCCTGATGACGTCGTCAAGATGCGCCGCGAAGCCGGTTACCCCGAGGAAGGGTTCGCCGTAAAGAGACACGCCGAGGCGGGTTACCCTGAGGCAAATGAAGCTAACGCCCGCAAAGCCGAGCTGTGGGAGAACATCTCAGACATGGAGATCACCTCCAAGCCTGCGGGAGATTATAAAGAAAAATTCCACGTTGCTAAAAACTTCCCCAGCATAGTTGGTGAAGACAAAGCGACTCTCCGCATGATGGCGGAAAACCCTTGGATCGAAAAGCTCGACCGCAACACGCCGCTTTATAAGATCCAAGACCCCGTATCGCTCGGTGAGAACCTTGGGTTCGGTCATATGTCAGATGAGATTCTGAACATGCTTGACCCCGAGTCAGGTTTACCTGCTAACCTGCGCTTGACACCTGAGCAGCTTGATAAGGTGTCGATGAAGCAGATGGTGGAGAAGGTTGACGCAGTCAACAAGTGGCGTTCCGAGGAGGCAATTAAGGCAGAGCGGGGTGACATGATGAGCAACCTCACCGCCACTCCGCGACTTGAGATCCCTAACACGCAGCTGTCATTTGTCAAAGAACCAGGAATGAAGTGGGTTGATATCCCTGCAACGACTGATGCGTCAGCTATGAAGCTCTGTACGACGATCGGCAAACAAGCTGGTTGGTGTACGCAGGGCGAGGGGCTTGCTAAGTCTTACGGGTCTGGGGACAGACGCCTCACCACCTTGCTCGATGCTGAGGGTCGCCCTCATGCGCAAGCGATGGTTCAGAAACCTAACCAGAGTTCTTTCGACGCATGGTTCCAAAAGAATAAAGACACCCCAGAGGTTACTGAGTTTTTGAACTGGGAAGGTCAACCCGAAGTCACCGGTAGTCTGGATCAGCGCTACCTTGCTTGGGCAAAAGAAACCGGTCGCCAGCCCGAAACAGTACCGCAAGATATTCTTGAGCTGAAGCCGGTTGAGAATAGTTTCAGCAGTGAGCGTGCGCGTGAATACACAAGGCGTGACCCAGATTACAAAAACAAAATCACTGACTCGGTGTTGGAGTTCTTGAAGAGCGGCTCGTGGGGTGATATCAAAGACCTACACCATTACGACATCATTGACGCTAATAACCCTTCAGCGGTTAAGAAGTTCATCCGTGATAATTACGGCGGGGACTTCGGTATGGTTGATCCGAACTCCATACAAAAAGAATTCATGAAGAATTACAATGGTGAGCGGTTCATCAAAGCTGAAGAGTTCGGTGACCTGATCAACGACTACGTTCCCAAGACCGACGGCTACGCCGAGGGCGGTCGCGTGCGTGCGGGTGAGGGCTTACCCGACCCGACGCTGGGCAACTTGAGACTTTACTCAGAGACCGTGGCGCAGGAGATGTTCCCCAGCCCCCGCGACAACGCCAAGCGCGATGCAGCGCGGCATATGCTCGCCTCGGCGATCGCTGCGCAGAAGACCAATCCGACTATTGCGGACTTGTTGGGTAAGGCGTACGAGTTGAAGGAAGCGCCCTTCCGCACTGCCGGATACTGGATGGGTTTGAGCGAGCCTCGCTCTGACTATCCGACCGACACCCACAACAACGCGCTCGGCATTCAGCTGGGCACTGACAACCGCTCGCTGCGAGACCTGATTGAGTCCGTTCAGCGTGAAGCCGAGCGGGGCACGCCTAAGACTCAGAAGGGTCGCGCATCGTTGCAGCCTGACGAGGTCAAGTCTACGCGTTACGCCGAGGGCGGAATGGTGGGCACACCGCCCACAACGTACGACCCGTTTCAGGTCGATCAGATTATGGGTAGCATCAACGCGCCGCAGAACTACGCACAGGGCGGTAGCGTGTCGGCATACGACCCGAGCCGCGTGGATGCAATCGTTAACCAGTTTATGTGAGGTGAGTAATGGCAACTGAACGACTAGAAGATGACATGCCTGAAGGTGAAGTAGTTCAACTTGAGGATGTCGACAACGAGGTAGAGGACACCGAAGACGGCGGGGCAATCATTCGTGAGAAGAATGCTGAAGACCACGCCGACAAACTCGCCCACTTTGCCAACATTGTTGAGGAGGTCGATCAAGACCTGCTCAAGACCGCTATCAGCGACTTGATTGAGAAGATCGGCAATGACAAGGAGGCGCGTGAGAAGCGCGACAAGCAGTACGAGGAGGGCTTGCGTCGTACGGGCTTAGGTGATGATGCTCCTGGGGGTGCTCAGTTCACCGGTGCAAATAAGGTCGTTCATCCGATGCTCGTCGAGGCGTGCGTGGACTTTTCTGCCCGCTTCATGAAGGAGGTCTTCCCGCCCAATGGTCCGGTGAAGAGCAAGATTCTAGGCGAGCGGGACAAGTCCAAGATTCAGAAGGCAGAGCGTAAAGCCGAGTTCATGAACTGGCAGACGACCGAGCAGATGGTGGAGTTCCGTGGCGAGCTTGAGCAGTTGAGCACGCAGCTCCCGCTCGGCGGCGGTCAATACATGAAGTTCATGTGGAACCCGTTGCACCGCCGCCCTGCCAGTGAGTTCATCGCGATTGATGATATCTACCTGCCGTTTGCGGCGACCAACTTCTACACCGCCGAGCGTAAGACGCACGTGCAGTACATCACGAAGTTTGAGTACCAACGCCGCGTCAAGTCCGGCATGTACCGCGACGTTGACCTCGGCACGCCGGATGATCCCGAGTTCAGCAAGTCCACTCAGGCTAACGACAAGATTGAGGGACGCAAAGACCTGAGCTACAACGAAGACGGCTTGCGTACGATCTTTGAAGTTTATACGTACCTTGACTTCGGTGATGGTCCCGAGCCTTACATTCTGAGCATTGACAAGTCTACGAACCTCGGTCTGGGCTTGTACCGTAACTGGGAGCCTGATGACGCCCGTCAACTTGAACTCGATTGGATCGTAGAGTTCCCGTTTGTGCCTTGGCGTGGCGCGTACCCCATCGGTCTGACGCATATGATTGGCGGCTTGAGCGGCGCAGCCACCGGCGCACTCCGCGCTTTGCTCGATTCCGCTCACATTCAGAACGTCCCCACGCTGTTGAAGCTGAAAGGCGGTCCAGGAGGTCAAACCCTCAACGTCCAGCCGACCGAAGTGGTTGAGATGGAGGGTGGGGCGCTCATCGATGACGTGCGCAAGCTGGCAATGCCACTGCCGTTCAACGGTCCAAGCCCAACGCTGTTCTCGCTCTTGGGTTTCCTCGTAGACGCAGGCAAGGGCGTGGTGCAAACGTCCTTTGAGAAGCTCTCTGACCAGAACCCTAACCAGCCTGTAGGCACAACCATGGCGCTCATTGAGCAGGGCATGGTGGTGTTCTCGTCAATTCACAGCCGTTTGCATGGCTCGATGGCGCGATGCTTCAAGATTTTGCACCGCATCAACAGCGCTTACCTGACGACTGAGGATGTTGAGGCACAAGCCGCCGGTCTCGAGATCGATCCGTCTGATTTTGACGGTCCGATGGACGTCATTCCTGTCAGCGACCCCGCAATTTTCAGCGAAACCCAGCGTTTTGCGCAAACTCAGGCAATTATGCAGCGTGCGCAGGCTATGCCACAGCTGTATGACGCACGAAAAGTGGAGGAAATGTTCCTCCGCAACATGAAAGTGCCTGAAGGCGAGGTTTTGCAGCCGAAACCAGGTAGCGAGGACATGGATCCGGTGAGCGAGAACGTCGCCGCCGCTATGGGACGCCCAATTTACGTGCTTCCGTCGCAAGATCACATGGCGCACTTGATGACGCACATCCCGTTCCTCAAGTCGCCGCTGTTCGGCTCAAATCCTGCGATTGCGAAGACGTTTTTGTACCCGATTGCGACGCACTTGCGTGATCACCTGCTCAATTACTACCTAGTCGAAGCACACAACGCGGTTGACAAGGCGCAGCGCGAGGAGTTGATCAGCGAGGAAGCCGACGAGCAGGTGAAAGTCATCTTGGAAGTGCAGAAGTTCATCGAGGCACAGCTCGGCAACTTCGGTCAAGAGCTGGCGCAGGTGGATCAAGCCGCTCAGCAGTTCAAGCCTCAGCCACCTATGCCGCCCGACAACAGCTTGCAAGTTGCACAGCTCAACGCTCAGGTACAAGGTCAACTCGCACAGCAGCGTGCTCAGCTGGAGCAGGCGAAACTCGCCGAGACCGCCAAGTACAACCAAGCCAAGTTGGCTCAGGACGCACAGACCACGCAGGCGAAGATGGCAATCGATCAGCAAAACAACACTGAGCGCTTGCAGTCTGAGCAGATGAGACAACAAGCCGAGAATCAACGCCTCGCCGCAGACCTTGAGACCCGCGAGCGTATGAACACGGCTGACAACGACACCGCGAAACTGCTAGCCGCTGCCGAGATGGCGACGGGCGAGAAGGTCGCTGTGAGCACTGGAACTGGTATCAACCCTAACCCTTGAGGAGAACGCTATGAGCGACAAACCTAACAACACCCCCGTGCCTATGACTGGCGCGTTTGTGAAGCAACACCACCGCATGGCTGCGGGCGAAAAAGTAGACGGTCAAAAGCTGCCTGCCGCCCCCGCCACGCCTAAGACTCCTGCATGAACCTTGAGTCTCAACTCCTGAATCGCCTCAAGGCAGAACAGCAGTCATTTGCTGTTGACGCCTTGAAGCGCCCTCAGACTCGCGACACTTTTGAGTACGGGTATCGCGTGGGAATGGTTGCCGGTTATGAGGCGGCAATCAACGTACTTTTAAACCTTCTAGACCAGGAGAAAAACCTTGACAATGACTTATGAGGACGCAATGGCGGAGGCTTTCCCAGCAGTAGATGCTGGAATTCAGCCTTTCGGAAGCCGTGTTCTGATTCAGATTCGAACGCCCAAAAAGAAATCCGCTGGTGGTATCATCATCGATATTCACGGCTCTAATGAAACCGAGAAGTGGAACACTCAGATTGGCAAAGTGGTTGCCATGGGTCCGCTGGCTTTCAAGAACCGTAATGACATGAAGACGTGGCCAGAGGGTGAGTGGTGCAAAGCCGGTGAATACGTTCGCGTGGCTAAGTACGGCGGCGACCGCTGGGAAGTAAAGATCCCTGGCAAAGATGAATCTGCAATGTTTGTGATTTTTAACGACTTGGACATCATCGGGCAGGTAACTGGTGACCCGTTGGCAATCCGAGCATTCATCTGAAAGGAGATGATTTATGGCTAATGTGATGAAAGAAGACGACGAAAAGGGCGGTGAAGAAATCATCATCGTCGAGGACGAGTCAAAACTGACTCAAGATAAATTAGATGATCAGGACGATGATCAAGAAGACGCTGAGGATGACCGCACTAAGTCTTCCGCCGAGGAGGATGAAGGTGACGGTAATGACGACGAGCGAGACGCAATCCGCGAGCGACGCAGACTTGAAAAACTTGAGCGCAAGGAGCGCCGCGATCAAGCCATCAAGCGCGACAAACTCGAGCTGGACTTCCTGCGTAAACGCAATGATGACCTTGAGCGCCGCGTATCTGCTCAAGAGCAGCGAGCCCATCAGGTAGACCTCAGCAGCTTTGATGCGCAGATTGCTCAGGCGTCGCATGATGCCGAGATGGCGGACCGCGTCATCGCTAAGGCGGTAGAGGCAGGCAACGGCGCTGACGTGGCGCAGGCGTTGAAGTATCGCGATCAGGCGATGCAGAAGATGCAGCAACTCCAATTCGCCAAGCAACAAGCCGCCCAGCAACGCCCCACAGCGCAGCAACTTGACGACATGACCATGCACTACGCTAAGGAGTTCATGGATGAAAACAAGTGGTACGACTCGCAAGGTCGCGACGAAGACTCCGCTATCGTAATCGCTATTGACCAATCATTGGCCAAGGACGGTTACAATCCACAGACGCAGGAATACTGGGATGAATTGCGCCGACGCGCAGCTCGCCGCCTGCCTGAAAAGTTCAAAGCCGAGCGCAAGCAAACCCGTGACGACCGTGAATACCGCGAGGAGCGCACCCCTAGAGGTGGTCCCGCAGTAGGTTCCGGACGTGAGCACGCGCCAGCTACAACGCGTAAAGAAATTTACGTCAGTCCCGAGCGTAAGCAAGCATTGATTGAAGCGGGCGTTTGGGATGATCCCGTGTTGCGCATGAAATACGTCAAGCGCTACGCCGAGTATGACCGCACTAATAAAGCGTGAAACGCTTGAATGAGTTGCCTTTTTATTTTTCAAACCCTATAATTGGTTTCAATCGCTGAAAGGAGCGAGTATTATGACAGACGAACGCTTGAAGAAATCCGCAGGAGAAGGTCGTGAAAATCGTGCGATGTTAGATCGCGCAGTTACACAAAACCGAGAGGTGACCGAAGATGAGCGGGTTGAAATGTTCCGTCAGCAGTTTTTTCAGTCCTCTTTACCGGACTTACCGAAACTCTCCGGCTGGCATTGTTGCTGGCTGACCACGACTAACCCTCGTGATTCGATCCAGATGCGGATCCGCTTAGGCTACGAGCCTTTGAAGCCAGAAGATGTTCCTGGCTGGGAGTACGCAACCCTTAAGACGGGTGACTGGGTGGGGTTCATTGGGGTGAATGAGATGTTGGCTTTTAAGCTGCCTATTTCTCTTTATGAGAAATACATGAAGGAGGCGCATCACGATGCACCCCTGCGTGAAGAAGAGAAACTCACCGATACGGCGGATTTCCTCGAGCAGCAAGCGCGTTCATCTAAGTCGCGACTGACCATGGGAGACGGCAATATGGAAATAGGGCAACAGCGGGAAGCTCAGT